TGGTAGCGTTAAATATACCGAAAAGATACGGGTACTCCTCATACATGCAATTTCCGCAAGGATGGTATCCTAATCTGGAACGTTTCAAGAGCGAGTCAAGACGATCCTTCCGTGTGGATGGATTATTGTTCCATCATATCGTAAAGGTCCGTCAAAGATCATTGGAGGAGATTGACGCTATACATGTAGATATCATGAAAGGATATGAGCGATATTATCCTGATGGAGGGGTGGTGCGCCAAGAAAGACCGGGAGGCTCGGATGCCCCCGTGGGTAGCGGCAAGCCGGACACGACCGTAGTGACGCTTCCGCCCCCACCTCCCGGTGTTCCATTGGAGCAACAATATATACCGCCCAGTGATGATTTCAATGTAGTACATGACGAAACACCTTATTGACATGAGATTGAGACATAATTACTTGCTTGTAGTGATAAAGGTGCTGGAAATGTTCTTAAAGACCGTATTGTCGGTTGAGGATAAGATGGGGATAAAGGAAATTATATCCTCGTTAAAGGAAATGGCTAAATACAGCATCAGATATATCATAAATCGGGAACGGGAAAAGGAGATCATGAGCATCTGTGATGAGGTATCCAATAAGGTACAGGAGTATAAAAGGATAAATGACAACTCAATGATATTGGAATTGGAGAACCTAAAAAGGGAAGTTGTGGCGGTGGAGGATCTTCTTAGCTCATACAAGGGGGTTCTTGACGCCGAACTGGTGATAGCCGAGGATGATATCAGAATCATACGGGACAAGATCGCTATAAGCCTGAGGAAGGACGGAACATGTAAGAGCATGACTGACGCCGATAAAAGGGCTAGGGTGGACGTAAGATACGAGAGGGCGTTAGAGGATTATCGAATCCTTCTAAGATGCGCCAATACGGTTAGGGCTAAGATGTCGGTTGTAGGGCATCTTAACCAATCTATAAATCAATCTATATCAGTTGGTAGGGTTGGTATGGCTAATGAATCTTATACAGTAAAACAATATGAAAAAGGGAAAGAGATTATCGAAAGCAGACGCCCTTAGGGTGTTGAGAAGAGCTTACAATCTAATAAAGAATGATAATTATGCGTTTATATGCATAGCAATAGAAAGGACAGCGGTTGAATTATCACTTGCTGAAAGATCATGTGTGGCGTGTTATCTTATGCCAGAACTGAAGATGTTCAAACCTGTAAACAGAAAAAATGGAGATTTTTGGTTTCATTCATCAAAGAAAAACATAAGGTTACATATAATAGATACGCTAATAGATATATATAACGGAAATGATCATCCCGATATAGTCGAGAGGGTAGCCAGAAAGATTAGGTCAATATTTTAACTTATTTACATATGTATATAAATTTTGAACAGATGATGACATCAGGATTAACGATGTCTGATGTTGGATATCTTTTGATGATCCGGCAAAAAGAAGAGATGGCTAACACCATTCCAAAGGAGAAAATAGATAGTTATAAAGCATCTGGTTATATTGAGCTTCAGAAGAATGGGAAGTGGAAGATAACGCCAAGGGGAGGATCGCTGCTGATGCTGATAGAGACACCCGGTCTGACACCGGAGGTCGAGGGGATCCGGGACCGTATCGTTGGGGTATATAACGATACGGGTAAGGATACAGGAGCTATCAAGGAGGTGGAAAAAAGGCTTATCTGGTTTGTGGCTAACACCAACTTCAAGGAAGAACCTATAGTAAGGGCCGTAATATCTCACATAGATCTTAAACGTGAATATACGATGAGATTGGATAACTTGATCTGGAAACCATCAAATGTGTATAGCGCGCATATGAGTTTATCGGAATCAACGTTATTCGATACGATCATAAAAATGTATGGCATGACGTCTGACTTGTATCTTAGGGAGAACAAGAACAAGGAGCTGGTATGGTTGTTCGCCATAAGCCGGCTTCCGGATCCCCCAAAGAGAATGGATAAGGAATACGCTATCACAGGCGATGTTAAGATGGATATCGAAAGGATATCGGATATAAAAAAAGAATTAGGTAGAAGATTGAAAATGTCGATTTAGATTATGGAAAAGGATAAATTATTGAGAATGATAAAAGAGGTGATATTCGAAAAGGTAGGTGAATTTAATGGGCTTAATCATCCTGAATCGATAACCAATAATGATGAGCTGGGCGCGGATATGGCCTTGGATTCCCTTGATTTCGTGGAAGTCATAATGAGAATAGAGAAGAGAACTGGTAGATGTATACCTGATGAAGTGCTTGATGTCAAGCCTTATTACGAATTGACGGTAGGAGAGCTTACAAATATGTTGTACAATTATTTAAAGGATTATGAAAAGAGATGAGTTATTGGAGATAGTGAGGGAAGAGATATTCGAGAAAATGCATGAGTTCAATTACATTAATAATATAGAGGTAATTGACGATGTAAGAGAAGACAGTAATTTGTCATCCGATCTAGCTATGGATCCATTTGATTTATTAGAGGTATTGATAGGGATTGAAGAAAAGATGGATATAAGGATACCGGATGATGTCTTTGGCGATAAATCTGTCGATGAACTAACTGTAGGGATTTTTGTGGATATGTTGTACGATTGGCTTGAGAGTAAGTAATGGACTTCGGATATGATGATTGGGAAGAGGGGCTAGAGACCCCTCTTGTCGATGATTGCGATGACGATTACAACGAGGAGGACGAGTATGATTTCGGCTAAAGAACTAAGGATAGGGGATCTTGTAAAAGACAAGGCTGGCAATATATGGAGAGTAGGGTGCGTTACTGGTATGCGTAATGAAAGTAAGTCATTGATCCTTGAATGTGAGGTTGATGATGAGATAACGAAATGGTATTCCGTGGAAGATGATGTCATACCTATTGAGATAGATGATAATATACTTGATACTATCTATTTCAAGCGTGATAAGGGGCGGGATGTATATCGAGGCTATGGAATATCTATAGAGATTTTTGATGATGGGTATTATCTTGGGCTTAGGGATCTGGAAGACGATCTAAGCGATCCTATTCAGATTAAGAATCTTCACCATCTACAAAACCTGTTAATGGACTTATACGGACATGACATAAAAATAGATAAGCTTTATGGTAATACCGGAGAATAACTTATTATGTAAGGTTATAAACGGAGAGAAGGTTCTCGCCGCCTCTTACTCGCAGATAGACACGTTCATCCAGTGCCCATATAAATGGTATAAGACTTACGTGGAGGGTCACAGATCCACGGAAAAGCACGAAGCTACGTCATATGGTACGGTTATCCACCAGACAATGGAGTATTTCTTCAAGAACGGATGCAGACCTTCTTATGAGGATATGAGTAAGGCTTTCAATTACTACGCCGATATAGAACAGATCCCTTTTGATAGCGTAAAATCCCAGATCGAGTCTATGCAACATGCGGCTAGGCTAATAAGATGGATTGTGGGGTTGTTTGAGAAGGATGCTGCTGGCAATTATAAGAAGGCATGGTCTGATCTTACGCCAATGGAGAAGGTGGTCCGGGGGTCGAGACCGGCCGGCGTGGAGGAGAGCTTCGTCCTGCCCTATAAGCTACCCAAGCCACTTACCTTGGATGGCGTGACGTACGATAAGGTACATATCATAGGATCGGTGGACTGGCGTGGAGAGTATAAGACAAAGGACAGGATAGCCATGTATACGATAGACTGGAAGTCCGGGAGAAAGTTATTCGATGAAGACAAGCTGCTTCATAATCTCCAGCATCCGATATACGCCTTCTACATACTGAGAAAGTACAAGGTATTGCCGGATATGTGCAGCTATTTCTTTACCCGCATGCTGGACAATCAGAACGTGAAGGTAGATAAGGAGAAAGTAGAGAGATCTGTCAAGGAACTTAACGATATTCTCCTTGACATGTATGATTTCGAGACAAATAAAATAGATAGCTATCAAGCTCACGTTTGGGACGATGCCAAACAAGGGTATAAGTACGAGAAGCGCTACCTCATGGGACGCCAGCCGGCCTGCCTTGAACCCCGCCCCAAGCCCTTGTGTTTTTGGTGCGATTTCTCAATCCACAAACAAAACACATGTAGGTATTCATCGGATTGGGATGAGTCAAAAAGAAAGAATAAAAAAGATTAACTTTATTAAAAAGCCTAGGTAAATATCTAGGCTTTAATTATATTTGTGTCAATAAATAAATGATTATGGATAAAAACGAAAGAGAAAAACAGGTATTGGATCTTCTGATGTCTAGAAAGGATATTAGGAAATTGGTAGAGAAATCAAATGAATGTTATTCTAAAATGGATTTCGTTGGTGCCATGAAATGCCGGCAGGAGATAAAGGATATCGTAGACCGGGAATCGAAGATCATGTTGACAAAAAGCGAGTCTTTGGTGAGTTTGATGAATAACGCTGATAATGAATATAAATTCAATATGCTGGTATGGCTACATTCCATGATGTGTATGGCGGATGTATTTAACGGGATATTGGAGGATTTCAAGGATGGGGTAAGAAAAGCCAATGGCAACTCCAAGTTCGTTAAGTTCGATAATCTGGATCGGTTAATGACAGAATGTAAGAAGGAGATTGATTACCTGATGAAAGGCGCAAGTAAATCATTCCAGATATCTTTTGCCGTAAGAAGCGATGAGCTAAGGGAGATGATAGAGAATATGGTTGGCGACAATATCCGGGAAGGGTATGATATGTTTAAGGAAGAGGCTAAGATGACCCAGGAGACAGACAGGAGCAAGATAGAGGAATTTAATAAAAAGCTTGACCATGATCAAATATAATATAAAGCTAGGCGATATAGTCCATACCCAGATAGGAGTAGGAGAGGTGATAGCCATAAGCAAGACCAAAGAGACTTTGATGGTGAAGATGGATGATGGTCGGGAATGCCCTATAAGACTAGAGTACGTAAAAGACGTTTTTGATAACTACAAATCCAAATGATTTACAAATTAAGACCATATCAAGAGGAGTGTGTTAAAAGTACCTCCGATTACATAAATTCTGATAGACATGATCCGGCATTGATCGTAGGTCCTGTAGGTTGCGGTAAGTCACTGCTGATAGCAGAGGCGGCTAGATTGATGGGAGATAAGACGCTGATTTTACAACCATCAAAAGAATTGCTGCAACAGAACCACGACAAGATAACGTCGTATGGCATACCGGCTACCATCTACTCCGCTTCCTGTGGAAAGAAAGAGCTGTCTAACATGATATACGCCACGTTAGGGTCTATCAAGAAGGTTGTTGGTCAGCTTAAGGAGATGGGGATCAGGAACGTGTTGATAGATGAGGCTCATGCTGGGTATAGCCCGGAGGACGGCAGTGAGTTCATGACATTCATGAATGAACTGAAACCGAAAAAGGTGATAGGGTTTACCGCTACACCATGCAGGCTTAAAACGATGTCGATAGGGCAGGTGTCATATTCCCAGCTTAATTTCATCACTCGTATGAGACCGGTATATTTCAAGAACCTAATCCATGTCATACAGGTGGAGGAGATGATAAGGCAAGGATTTTGGACACCTCTTAAATATGAGACATGGAATTTCAATGGAGATGCCCTTAAACTTAATTCTAACGGCTCCGAATATACGGCCGAGTCTATTAGTGAGGCGGTGAGAAAAAACGGCTTAAACAACCTTATTTTACGTCGGTTGATGGTATTAAAAGATGTATGCAGATCTATACTGGTGTTTATGGATTCTGTTGAGAGCTGCAATACCGCCGCCGAATGGATGAACGCAAAGATATGCGCTGGCATGGCGGAAGCGGTTCACGGAGGCACGCCAAAGAAACAGCGGGAGGCTATAGTCGAGGGGTTCAAGTCAGGTAAGACGAAGGTAGTGTTCAACTATTCCGCCCTCGGTACGGGATTCGATCATCCGGGTCTGGATTGCGTGATAGTAGGAAGGCCGACATTCTCGTTCTCGTCGTTTTATCAGTGGCTTGGAAGGGCAGTCCGTATAAAAGACGGAAAGGATAGTGCTTTGGTCGTTGATTGTTGTAACAACTCGTCAAGGTTCGGTGATATAAGGAAACTTAGTATAGAGAACTACAAGGGGTATGGATGGGGAATGTTTATCGGCGATAAGCTAATAACTAATATCCCGATGGGGGATAAGGTAACGAAAACAGATCTGGATATCAAAGCCGCCAAGAAAGATCGTAGGAGGGGGCTGGCGCAGGGCGTAACCGCCGCCCCTGTTCCCGGAAGGCCGGATCATCCCCTTGGATCTACGGTGATGACATTCGGCAAGTATCGTGGATGGATGTTTCATTCGATTCCAGTATCGTATTTCAAATTCATAAACGAGACCTTTGACTGGGATAATGATAGGAACAAGGATATAAAAGAATATATAGATTTTTTAATTAAAAACAATAAGTTATGATAGGTTGTATATATCATGAGGCTGATCTTGACGGAGTAATGTCAGCAGCTATAGTAAAAAAGTATTTCAAAGGGGACATTGATCTTCTTCCTTACAATTACGGCAAGGAAATACCTGACGTGAATAAATATGATAAGGTGTTTGTAGTTGACGTGTCATTTGGCGATAGAACGAGATTCTTATTCGACGAATGGGAAGACAAGGGGATAGATGTCACATGGATAGACCACCATAAGACGGCGATAGAAGCTGTGAAGGACTATAATGTCAAAGGCAAAAGACGTATCGGAACGGCGGCTTGTGAGCTTACGTGGGAATATCTTTTCGATGATATCGAAACCCCTGACGTGGTAAAATTATTGAGCGCTTATGATGTATGGGATCATGATCGCTTCGAATGGAGTGACGTTCTTTCATTCCAATATGGGATGAGAGGGTATTGCGGGCTTGACGTTGACATGGTCAGGGAGGTGCTAAACAAGGCGAATGGCGAGTTTGTTTCTGATATGATAAGAAATGGCGAGGCCATAATAGAATATATCATCGAGAAAAACAGAGGAGAAATGAAGATGTTCTCATTCGAGGCAGATATATTTGGATACAAGGCGATATGTATGAATACTACGGAGTTTAACTCCACCACATTCGAGTCTATGTACGATCCTAGAAAACACGATTTGATGATGCCATTTTGCTGGAACGGCAGATTCTTCGGATGCTCGTTCTATACCACCAAGGAGGAGGTGGATGTCTCGGCGCTGGCACGCAAGGCCAATCCCGGTGGCGGCGGTCATAAGGCGGCGGCCGGCTTCCAGCTTAGCGTGGAGGATATGATGGAGTTTTTGAAAACAAGGAAAATGTTATGATTGGATTAGGATCTACCTTTATAATAATGGCGTGTTCTATCTATTTGATAGTAGAAGGAAATGAAAAGAATGATTCGACTAAATTTTATGGAGGGCTAATAGCGACAATCCTATCTATCTTTTTTGATGTGCTTAGTAATACAAAATATAGATACAAAAGATATGGGAAAGGTATACAAATTCAAGAGACTTAACGAAATGAAGCTAGACGATTACGGCTTCGGTTTGTTTGAGTACAATGGTGTCCTTTATTTTAAAGAGGCGGAAGGAGAGAAATGCTTTGATGTAAGGAGTGGGAATGAGGTTATTATCGGGAAAGATAAGATTATAATGACTTTGGAGGATTAATATGAGGAAACTTGACAACACCAACAGGACGAGAAAGAAAAACGTACGACACTCGTGGGTAAAGGCAGGTCCGGGGGATCCAACGCTGCGCTATTCGTGGGATTACGAAGCAAAGCGAGTGGAGGGACGGGAAGACCTCGCATTGCGTATATCTATCATCTGGTGAGCTTTATTCCATAACAGGTGAGACACCAGAATGCGGGGATCTTAGTGAATTTTATTAATCTAAAAATATAGTTACCTATGAAAGAAGAATTTAGCAAATACGAAAAGGTTGTTTATGACGGTGAGGTATTTGAGGTACTTGAAACTGCTGATCGTACAGGTCTAATGAAATTAGTCCCATTATTTAAAGCATCATATAAATATACTTGGGTTGACGAGGAAATGGTTGTATCATTAAACAGGGCTATTAAATTAAGGCTTATTGATAAGGAAACGGTCGATAAGCTTACGGATTATAGCTCTATCGGCGAGGGCCTATGTAATACCAATGAGCTGGAAGCGACAGATGCGCCGTTCGTCGGGAAGGACGGCAGCGGGAAGGACGACAGGACCGACGGTAAACTCCGGTGGGATCTCCTTCCTTTGGCTGAGATAGAGGATATCGTGAGGGTATATACGGAAGGCGCCAAGAAGTACGCCGATAACTCATGGCAAGATATACCTGATGGATTCAATCGGTATTTAGGTGCGACCATGCGGCACTTAGTTGCTTATACGAAAGGGGAGAGATTTGATTCGGATACAGGATGTATGCATCTTGCGCAGGTGGTGTGGAACGCTATAGCAATGTTGTATTACGATAAACATAATAAAGGGCTAGTGGAATGGAAAAGTCAGGAGAAAGAGTAGTAGATGAGGGATTAAGAGCTATCGACAAAAGAACAGGTAAATACGTTAATGTAATCAAGCGCACTATTGATGATAGCCTATTCCCGATAGTTAAGTATCTCAGTTACAGTTATAATGAATTAAATTATGATTATGTAAAGAATCTGAATTTTGATGTAAACGTAAATTGGGAGCAGCGTAGATATCAGATTGTTAAGGATTTATTATCTAACAATTTCGATGGGAGAAAGATGAGTATAGATGAGGTAGATAATGCTATATTTACCGCTGATTTGATTATTAACAGATTAACAACTATTTGAGATGGTAAGAATTGATTTTTTCACGAAGAAAGACGCTGAATACAGCGACTACATGCGATATATTATCGCCAGCACGTTACAGGAGTATGAGGGTGAGGTTACGTTGAACCAGATCCCGGAGAACAAGGCCACGGAGGAGGAGATATCCAAGTACGGTATAGAGGTATATCCTACTATTATCATCAGTGGAGATAACATGGATGGCTTTAATAAACTTGAGGGGATGGTCAGAAAGGCTGATCTTATTAACGTCATGTCATTATACGATAAAAAATAGGCTCATGACGCTAAGGGATAAATATTTTGGTTGGAAAGATATATTCTTTGACAGGTTCGTGCATTGTTGTAATGAAAAAAGTGATCAACCACAAGGAAGTAATATACCTCTAGCCAAAATAAATTTCGATAACAAGACAGGATATGTGGAGGACGGGACTATTGATATAGCCGAGCTTCTTCAATATCTTTGGATAAATAATAAGGTCTATGGGTGTGAATATGCACCCATAGATATATCCTCTGTCTTGCAAACATTGATTAGATTGACCGAGAACGCTAAGTTCATATTTGACGACCAACCCGGCATACATGATATGATCCCATATAGAGGTTTTTTTCTTAGAGATGATTTTTTACCCGGGAAAGATTATTCACTTGATTTGGATAAAATAGTGAGCGGGATGGGAGGATGGTATGGGGAGGATGAGGATCCATGTTACTCGATGTTCGTCAGTCAAGATCAGATATGGAACTTGAACCCGATATTGAAGGTATTAGCTGATGAGGGATCTATTCTAGCCAAAGAACTTGGATATGATATAAACTCATATGTCAGCGATAATGGATACACGATATACAACCCATATCTTTCATGGATCAATCATTACTATCATTATTGCCCGACATTTAACGAGGATAAATTAAAGCCTTGGGATAGGGTAGAGGATAGGAAGAATAAGTTCAAGATGACGGATAAGGTCAAGAGAGGCGCCAATAACTGGTATTATTCAGGCGGAACTATATCTTGTGTGGATAATTTCTTGGGGAAAGAATACAGGAAGAATCTCCGGACTTTTATATATCGTGGAATAGTGTTCTTTTTAGATCGGATATGGCATACACCATTGTTTGAGAAGATGGGCGTGAAAATGAAGTACAACGCTTATTATTGCTATGCCGCTACCTCCGGGATATGGTATGATAAGGGATTCAAGGAAAGACTAGCCAAGAGGTTTAACAAGTCGCTGGGCGGCGACGGGGAACTGTTCGGGGCTAACCTAGCCTGCATGGTATGTGACCGTAAGGATATCGATTGGGAGGCGCTTCGTCTTTGGCTTGACAAATACGATGATCCTACTGATAAGGGCATGGTGAATAGCCCTATTCAATTTATGTATTTATATCTATATTACTCTTTTAACAAATAAGACATGGAGACTAAAATATGGTGTAAACTTGTATATAATTACCTAACATTATAATATAATTTAAAGGTAAAAGAGTAGATAAAGAAGAATGGGATAAACTTCATAGATCATGATAATTACTAAAAAATGGTCAATGCCAAATAAAGAGACATTCAGCATAAGACCGATAAGGGAACTTATAGATAAATATCGAGAAGAGGGGATGGTTATAGTGGATCCATTCGCCAGAAACAGCGATATAGGGACGATCACCAACGATCTTGATCCTGAGACTAAGGCTATGTATCATAAAGACGCCACGGACTTCCTGTGTGGTCTTAAGGATAATATAGCTGATATGGTACTATATGATCCACCATATTCCGCGAGACAGGTATCCGAGTCGTATAAAAGACTTGGGGGTGCTGTTGATATGCAAACAACACAATCTAGTTATTGGGCTAAGCAGAAGAAGGAGATAGCTAGGATCACCAAGAAAGGCGGGGTGGTCATTACCTGCGCGTGGAACTCCGGCGGTATAGGGGCCGGGCTTGGCTTCGAGCAGCAGGAGATTCTTCTTGTGGCTCATGGGGGATGGCATAATGATACGATCGTTACGGTAGAGAGGAAGATGATGGATGGTATGCATGATAGTATCCCGATATTGATGGGAATAAAGAAACTGGATGATATGTCACCGAAAAAGCAAAAACCATGAAGGAACGGATTTTTACCACAAAAGAACAGGGGAGGGTATTGGTCGAGGCCGGCCTTCCTATCTCCACCGCCAGCGGCTTCAGAGACAAGTATCTGGATCAATTACATTCTATGGAGGATGACGCTGGTCGTATAGGACTGATCGAGACCGTTACCCCTGATGTATCCAATCCTGTTTGGGATGTAGGGACGTTACTGAATTTACTCCCATATGAGATAGAGGGTTCTACATTCGAATGTTATAAGCTAGAACATGCATGGTCTGTAACGTATAGAGATATAGATGAGATTCCTATGTATTGGAGTAGCGAGAAACTTCTTGTAGACACATTGTTTTCGATGATGATGGAATTACTTAAACATAAGATTATATGAGCATAAAGCAAATAACAAAATTAAGGTACAAAACGAAAGATAAGCCTCCTATGGAAGGTGTTCCTCTTTTAGGATACAACAAAAGATATGACTGTCCGTGGGAAGTAATGTACAGGAGAGGGGATAAGTACTACACCTGCATGAAGTATGATGCTGAATTTGAAACATATCCACCGGAAGAATATGAATATTTATATCCATGAGAACATGAAGCAAGTAACAAGAATAAGGTACAAAACTGAGGATAATCCGCCTATGGCCGATGTCCCTCTTATAGGATACAGCAAAAAATATGACTGTTGGGTAGCGTTAGTATACAGAAAAGGGGATAACTATTACACCAATATGGAGTGCGATGTTGAATATAAGACATCTCCTCCAGATGAGTACGAATACGTATATCCGTGAGAACTAGAAGGGATATATTTATATTTAAGCATGATTGATATTATTTTTATATTATTCATGCTTTTGTTTTTGTTTAAATCTTACTTTTGTATCAACATTAAAAACCAGATTATTATGGATGGAGACAAACAAAAAGTCAATGAACTTACGATGAGGACGCTGGGTTCTCATTATGGCGGATATGCCTATGTAAAGGTAAAAAATCGTCAAGCTGATGTAAAGATAGACTGGAAACTATTAAGGGCTATAGAAAAAGGGGAGGTGGAGATAGACAACGAAAAATATCATCTATCTGGAATAGAGTACGTAGCTAAAAGATATCAGGACATGTTTTACGCTGGTCGTGATATTTATTATTTCAAGGGTATGGGAGAAAGAGGAATAACCAATCTTCTTAGAAACGCTATAGATGATTTGCTAGATACCATAAGCAGCAGGGAGACTTATCGTAGCGCAGAGCACAGGGTGTACGCCCAAATGAATAAACTTACGGAAGCGGGAGCCATGATCAGCTTGGCTATAGAATTACTAACATCTAATATCCGTCATAGTTATGGAGAAATTAATTTTGAACGATATCCAAGACCTGTGGAGGTGGAGGGAGAAGATAAACATTGATGACTTCAAAGAGGATCCTATGGCTGAGGATATGCCATTATATTTCCCGTGCGCCGTCGTATGGCATGTGAATTGGGGTGAGCATGACGCTGATAATTATATATGTTATGGATTTGTTTATGTAGCAGAAATATTAGGGATATGAACATTAAAAACAGATAATTCTTGACGATAAAGACTATGAGCGATTAGTGCACGATGCTAATCTCAGTAATGATGAGATAAAAAGCAAAATCGCCAGCGCTCTAACCACTGATATGGTATTTAGTTTCGATTTTGATGTAAACAAAAAAGTTACGGGGAATATGAGGATCGAAAGCGCCACCCATAATCTAGGATATAATGAATATGATAATATCGTAAGGGCTAGAGACGAGAATATTCACCATGCTGTTTATACAGCTATATATGATTATCTTGAGAAAATAAAGAGAGATAATAATGAGCTAAGCGCAAAAGATTGGATATTATTCACATCTATAATCTTATCTATTTTCGCAATGGGATTTGCAGGTGGATGGTTGGTATTTAATTGATTAAATCATGGGTAATTTAAAAGACATACAAGATATAACCGGTCTTACGTCAGAAGCTATATTCAATATACGTAAACCTGTTGATTATATGTGCAGTGATATAGATAGCCATATAAAAGATATCAGGACACAATGTGATTATATTATGGATGGGGATGAGGAGGATGTTAAATACTATTCAAAATCAATCAAATCAGACGTAGATTCTTATTTCGAGGATATACGGTCAAAGATCGAGAATCTCCGTGATTGGGGAGAACGGTGGAAAGTACTGGCTAAAGATCTGTTTGATGAGTTGATGAAAGTAAATAGCAATAAGACCATAAACAGCTATCTGTCTTATGAGGCATTGGAGAAGATTAAGGAACATTTTAAAAATCAATAGATATGAGCAAATTATTATTTTTCGACTTAGAAACAACCGGGGTTAAGTTCTGGAGAAACGGGATACACCAAATAGGAGGGATCGTGGATATCGACGGGCAGGAGGCCGAGAGGTTTGACATCCGCCTAGCCCCGAACCCTGCCGCCACGATAGAGCAAGAGGCACTGGACGTGGCCGGCGTTACCTTGGAGCAGGTGCAGTCGTATCAACCTATGGAAGACGGGTACAGACAGCTCGTTAGTATATTGTCCAAATACGTGAATAAGCTCGACAAGAGGGATAAAATGTATTTAGTGGGGTATAACAACGCTGGATTCGATAACAGCTTCCTACGGGCTTTATTTACCCAATGTGGGGATAAGTATTTCGGATCATGGTTCTATCCTAACTGTATGGATGTATATGTTATGGTGACACCGTTCCTGATGGGTGTAAGAAACGATATGGAGAACTTTAAGTTGATGACCGTAGCCGGAACTATGGGTATTGAGATCGACGAGAATAAGCTCCATGACGCTACTTACGATATTGAGCTGACTATAAGATAATCAACAAAATGGATGTTAAGTTATGAGAAGTATCTTAGAGGCGATGCATGATTATCCGGATGAGGCTCTTGGGCTATTTTTCTTTTTGATAGTGGTCTTCTGGTTATTGTCAGGTATATTCGAGGAAAAAGATGAATGATAAACTCGATAAGATACTGGATCTCCTAAGATCTCAAAATGAAATGATCAAGGATATTCACGACTATGTGAAAGAAGTTACCAGCGAGAAGTATATAGGAGAATCTAGGATGACTAGCTTCTCTATTAACTTGGCCGCTGATATACTTACCGAAGCCATTAGCCCTAAGATAAAAGGGATGATGGTGGATTTATTAAGGAAACAGGGATGGAAAACCGAATGAGACATGGGAACATATGAGAAGAAGGTAAATCAGTTAAAAGATTTGATGGTAAGGAAATACAAATCGGCTTACAACAAATCCAAGGAAATGGACATAGATATAAGCTCGATGACATATCTTCCAGAACCGGACGTATTCAATGTTATGTACACTGAGCATATGTCCGTTATTCTTGATCGGGTTAATAAGATCATAGATGATAACAAGGATAAGCTTAAGAATCCGACTTGTTCTACATGCGTACATCTGCATGATAATGATTGGGCGAAAAGATACGGGAAGGTATGTTGCTCTATTTGGCAAGTGCGCGACCATTATATAAACCCTAATAGAAAATATAATAGGGAGCAAAAGACTTATGCGAGACGGCCAAGCAATAAGGCTTGTCCTAATTATGAGTATGGTGATGATAATTTTGAAAACAGAAGAAGATGTATAAAAGAAAAGAATACCCAATAAAGAGCTATGTGCCGATGCGCACCAACAAGGATAGGACGTGTATCTGCTGTGGCGATACGATCCCAGCCGGCAGCAGCAGGATGATACCTAGACACGCTAAGGCAAATCACGGTCTATGTTTCCCGTGCTTCAGGAAATGGAGAGATACCGGAGGAGATCTTAAGCTTATGAACAACCCAGGAGATGCGAAGAAAGAATATGTCATACATATGTCTAATATCCTGAAAGGGAATTGTGATATAATAAAAGGTCGAAAGCTTTACGTGGCTTTTAAAAAGGCGATAAACGGCGGAAAGAAGATCGTTATCAAATTTGACACTGATCAACCGATATCTATGTCAACAAGAGTCATGAATCCCTCATTCGGGGAGATTATGGATGAGTACGGCAAGGACATATTCCAAGGTAATCTCAAACTGGTAGATGTCCCAAAAGGAGTTAAAGACTTGATAGTTAGCTATATAGAAAAATATCGTAAATTATGAACTTCAAGACATTTGTATTCATGATCCTGACATTCAGGAGAGTAGATCCTATACCTAGGAATATAGGTCTTATGTTAAGTACAACGTTCTGGATATCTGTAGTATGGATAATATCCAACTTTACTATATTGATAATGAGATTAATAAAATAGACAAGATGAAACAAGGAGACGTGATATACAAGAATGGTGTGGAGCTGCTTGTGGTATTAAGCTACGACCATAATGAACCATGTAAGGGTTGTTTCTTCTACGAGGATAAGGCGTGCGGATCAGAAAGACTGATAAAATGCTGGGATTGTAAAAAGGAATATATATTCACGGCTATACGTAAATATAATACGACTGAACTGTGCGGAATAGTAAAAAGATATGAGGAGACGTATAAGATAATACTTAAAACAATCAAGAAGATTGAGAAAGAATGTCAAAAATATGTTATCTGGGATACTGTGCATGTGATGTTGAAAGATGATGGAGAGCTTATTATAAAAGCCTTATCCAAGGATAAGTCCGTGCTTTTAAATGATTTCATTATATATGTCAACAATAATGGGAGTATAGATGAAGAGGACTATGATCTATTATTAACTAAATAATTGATAGTACAAATGGACAAATCAAACAAAATAGAGAATCTAACAAACAAGTATGTTGAAAGGCATATAAGAGATAGACATCTAAGCGATGATACGATAAAAGAAATAAAAATAGCTTATATTATGATTATAAAAGATTTTATAGCTATTGTCGATAAATCTACATCAATGAATGAAGATGATATAATATACGTCGTTAACAACATATCATCAATATTATATGAACCTGTAGAAATCTCTAATACCGATAAAAAAATATTGGAGATAGGGATAGCGCTAGGCCTAAAGGGCGCCATATCATGTATATTTGGTTCATTATTAAAAGATGACTGCAATATAAAAGATGAGATAATTGATATATCTAAACATATAAAAGAAAAATTAATATCAAATAAGATGAAATGAATCACGCTAGTCTTTTCTCAGGTATAGGAGGCTTTGATTTAGCCGCTAGAGAGGTAGGATGGAACAATGTCTTTCAATGCGAGATAGATCCATTCTGTCAAAGTGTATTAAAATATTATTTTCCAAAAACAGTATTATATGAAGATATTAAAAGAACTGATTTCACTTCATGGAAAGGGAAAATCGACGTACTCACCGGAGGTTTCCCTTGTCAACCATTTAGCGTCGCTGGACGACGAAAGGGAGCGGATGATAACCGTTATCTCTGGCCGGAAATGCTTAGAGTCATACGAGAGACAAGACCGCTCTGGGTTATTGGCGAGAATGTTGCTGGAATCACCAATATGGTTCAACCCGGTAGTGAAACTGACGTGGAAACGAAAAGTGATCAAGATGAAGAAAATTACAAGGAAACGATACTTGAGCAAGAATATATCATCAATACCATCTGCGACGATCTTGAACGTGAAGGATATTCCGTCCAACCGATCATTGTTCCAGCTTGCGGTGTCGGAGCGCCACATAAACGGTATAGGATATGGTTCATTGCTTCCGACTGTTCAGACGCAAGGGTTGAAGGTTTGCGACAAGGACGGGAAGACAAGATTCATGGATTTGAGTTCACTTCCCAAACAAGGGATAAAATACGGAGACTTATTACCGACACCAGTGGCCTCAGATTACACAGGTTCTTGTACGATAAGGAAGATGACAAAAAGCAACGGAGCACCGAGAACAGACTCTTTAAGAAATATGCCTGCCGTGATTGGGATGGACGGGGATCGACTCAATGGAAGAGTTTTCCAACTCAGTCCCCTATTTGTAGAGGAAATGATGGGCTACCCTTTAATGTGGACAACCTTACCATTCCTTACGGGAAATGGAGAAAAGAATCAATAAAGGCTTATGGTAATGCCATAGTGCCGTTGATAGCGGTGAAAATATTCGAGATGATAAATAAAATAGAAGGATATGAACAACAAACAACTTTATAAAATAACATTGACAAGGGAACAACTGATGCTGATATCCCGGTGCGTGGAGGACATAAGCAGATACGCAGCCGGAGACATGGATCTTCAGCATACCACGGAAACTTTGATAAATGATATGGATAGAACGGAAACGCTGGGGATAAGAAGCTTTATAGTCAATAACTCACGAGCGATAAGAAGAAGGTTGTTCCCGGATCTCGAAGACTATGAACATATAGGGTATGATGGAGGTAGTAAAGATATGATCAATAGAAAGAGACTTATCGGAAATACCTACCAGATATATAGATCTATACTGCATCAGCTAGCTATTGACGAGAACTGGAATAACGTGTATAGCGATATTACGTTACCTTCAGGTGATATGGGGACGATTAAAGTGGAGAGGATTGATGATGAAAAGAAAGATGAGGATGTTTAACGGGAATATGGCGTGGAAGGCAATCCAATGAACACTGTGCCGGACGGGGCGGTAGCCGTTACCCTTTCCCTTGCGGCGAGGAGAGGGGGGGGGCTACCGCTACGTCTAGTTATTGGATGTTGACAAACGAGTATATGGTGGATAAATTCGACTATGCCAAGGAACTACAGCCGTACAAGGGCATGGGGCTGTGCAGCGAATGCGGGAGGCTGGCTACCAGCCCTGACGGCCGTGATGTCGTGGTGCCCGGAAAATGGCACGGGAAGTTCCCGAAGAAGAAAGCTACCGAAGAGCAGTTGAAACATGTAGGATATAAAAATCTAATAAGATGAATAAGATAAGAAAAGGAGAAGTTAAAATATATAAAGGGAAAGAATACATAGCTATCCCTGAGATAGAAGAAGAGAGTTGTACGGGATGTTGTTTTTACGACAAAGGGATTTGTTTAATAAATCATGCTGATGATCCTAATTGCCTTCATAGCGGCATGATCTGGGAACAAAAAGAAAATAGTATGAGCGATATCAAAGAAAAGGCTATCAAATTAGCCATAGATGCCATGAAGCCCATACCGATACACTCATCACCATGCTACAGCGTAAGTGATAACAGATCGCCGGAGGAAAGCATGAGGAGGAAATGAGGTTTTGTAAGGATCTTAACGACCTTAGATGTGAGATGCTTATTGATATGGCTAAGAAAATAGAAGAGTATTTATTACAAGATATATAACAACCTTAAAAAATCATTATATGGACATTAAACTTTGCAAGAAAGAATTTTTCTTATTAGATGAAGAACTGGAAAGTTTTAAAGATTTTTTGAATGATCCTACAAAAAACATCTATCATTCTATTGATGGAGTAAAAATTGTCAAATCAGAAAATGGGGAACTTTGTGGAGTAGGTAGAATACCTCATCGTCTAAAAATCGTAAAATAAAAAAAATGACGTTATTATGGCTACTAAAAAACAGATATTAGAATCAGATGAATTACTTCAGCAAAAAAGAAAGGCTTATCATCTTTCAGATGAAGGATTCGAGGAATATAAAAAGTTCTTGTCAGATCCCGATCAAAAAAAATTTTGTTTCAAGGGATATTATTATGTAGAGGTAAAGGAGCAGGATGATAAAGAGCTATTAGGAGCAATGGGACGAGTAGTATATAAATAAGGATAGAGGTTATAAGCCTCTATCCTTACAATACTCATACATTATCATAGAAATGTCCATATCTCTTAAAAACATCTCTTTTCTTCCTTGACAACTCCTCTAGCTTAACAAATCCTTTCAATGTTATCATGACGGTCATGGCTTTAGCCTCCCAGTATTCATCACCGGGATCAGACCCATATGTAACTAATCCATAATTACGAGCGGACTGATATGCTTCTATCCTACCTCTCTCATTCCTAAAAACATATTTTAATTCCTGTAATAACGGATACATGTTCTTAATCCCGATATAATAGCCAAATTGCTCAAAATACTTTGATGATTCACGGATAAGGACACCCTCTCTTGGAATAGACCTTTTAAACATATCAATTACCGGTTCATTCTCCTTTATAGTATCTATAGCTGTATTTAATTCAGCTTGAACGACCTTCTTCTCCTCCTCTATCACTTTCTTGACCTCAGCTAACGCCCGCTTCTCTTTTTCGGACGCCAACAACGCCTCTAACGCTTCTATATAATTATGCGGAAGATTCTTCTCCACGGATTTTTCCACCTTATTCAAAGCGTTTACCGCGCCATGAAATACACTCCTATATACATCAAATACCCTTCTTTCTTTTCTCGCTATTAAATATTCCATGCAAGATACGGAGATCATATACACGATCGTAGGTCTACCGCCAACCGGGTTTTTGCCATTTTGGGTAAAAACCTTATAGTCAATATTTTTGATAAAACCATTATCACCAGTAAGAACCCTAACGGCCTTACCTTTATCAGAGTATATCAAAGGCCAAACATCATCTAAATTAACTGGAAAATCTTCTCCGGATTCAACTAACTCAAGAACCTTCTCAAAATACGATCTAATAGACAAATCGTCATTTAAAACAATATTACACATAATATAAAAATAGGCCCAAAAGGAAATGCCGGATCTCACCTCGACAAATCCTAATGAGCCAAAAATATCTTACACATTGAATGACCTTGAAGTGAGATCCCGTCATTCATTGTTTCATGATGCAAATATAGCCAATCAAATTGTCTTAAACAATTGACTGGCTATTTTTTTTGTCATACTATATCAGTTATCTTCCCCTGTCAAAATACCAATTAGCGTCCTCCCCGGACTCATCCTTATCCCTGCCTCCTAAGAAGAATCCCATCGTCATGCCGTTGGTCATCAACCAGTAGTCGGATGTCTGCTTAATATCCCTAGCCGTCTTGATATTATACCATTGCTTACCAAACGAGAACTTCATGAGCTGCCTCCATAGTTTGCTCTCGCCCTTATACACGCCGGTCTGGACGGTAGCGAACGGATCCCAATTCCGAGGATCGGTGAGATCACCTAGCTTCCGGGCCGTGACCAGCGGGTCTTGTAACATATCTATAGCGTTAAGCTCCATGAACGGGGATGTCTGGGAGGCGATCTCATTGATCGTCCTGAACCCGATGTAGGTAATGAACTGCCCGAACCAGCTATCCTCATTATCCTCCCTATATCCCATCAAAGCCCGTCCTATGGCCATCATCGTAGCGAATACCGCCATGTTGATAATCGATCTCTTGATATTGATCTGCTCGTAGGGGGTAAGCTTATCATACTCTTCCTTAAGCACGTCATATGCCTCTCCCATCCTGCCCTCGGACATCGATCCATAGACATTACCGGCCAGTCTCCATAACGTTCTCATATATCCTTCCTCAAACTGGTTGGTTTGGAAATTGAAACCGGCTTTCTTATACGCCCGCTGTACGGCCAATATAAACCATCCACGGTGAGGCAGCACCATATTAAGGATAGCGTTCCGGCTAGCCCCCACCCGGTTCTGCTCGTTCAAGGCGCCGTCACAGATCTGCACCATACTCCTTACCCTACTGGACAAGGTGGGTATATATCGGTCTATAATATCCTTGTTAGCCTCGTTCTTAGCCACGATCTTTCCGTTCTTGACATCTACCATGTTCCACATAGAATAATCCCTTAAACGCTCCCAATCGCGTTTAGCCTCGTTAGCGGACATATTTCTGTCTTTCATCATCATCTCCTTGAAATTGGAGTATGACCAGAACTGACCCTCGTATAGGCGGGTATCATCCATGACCGAGATAATAACCTGCGGATCCAACGGGGAGTTAAGAACCTCCATCATCTTAAACGGCAGATCCCGGAATAAGGTTCTCCAGATCTTGTTGTACGCCGCCGATCGTACACGGTTGCGGACATTAAACACACCTAGGGCCTCTCCAACGACATATAGCTTGTTGGTACGGTTTATGTCCCCGATCTCAGACACGTACGTACTCAACTGCTTCTGGGCTTCCCCATAGGCGTATTTCATGGAGTCCTTGCTTATATACTGCCCTACCATACCCTCCAAAAGGAAGTTGGCCTGCCCGGTAAGGGCGCCGGTAGCCGCGACGAATGGGGAGAAGCCTAAGTTGGATTTGGATACGAATTTGGTAAACATAAGAGCCAGCTTATTAAGATCGACCTTATAATTACCTATATTCCATTCTGCCCGCTTATTATTTATCCTAACATCATAGATACTGGCGTTAACCCAGTCCTGAAACATTCTATAGGCGTGAGTGGCCTCTGGGTTCTTACCGCCGTCGTATTGCGTCTCCAGCATCATGTTCCTGTATCCCATGACATCATCCAAGGCCGCCCTCTTATACTTGTAAGAGGTCGCTTGTAAGGATAACATGGAATAGGAGTAGGCGAAGTCATGGGACACGTCATCGGCGTTCTCCAATTTATTAAGATAGTATTTGGGGATCATACGATATTTGTTATCGTTCTCATCAATCCCTCCTAGGTCTTGCCCCTGACCATGTATAGGGTCATCCACCCTCTCGCCAACGATATCACGTACGGCGTTGCCGATGGCCGCCTTCGGGTCAACCCCGGCCTGCACCATCCTCTCCACGCCGCCCTTGGATATCTGTGGTATTTGGTAGATGTTCCGGAATCGCTCATCATAATCCTCCATAGCCTTACGGCTTATGTTAAGCAGCTCCTTCCTCATCTCCCACTTATCCTTATTGATCGTAGCTTCCTCCCCCTCGTTGGTAATACCGTATTTCTTGAAGAAAGCCTCGTTCTTGTACTTATCGAACCTAGGCGTATGATACCCATAACCCAGATCGGGATTATAATTAGGATTACGGAAAGAACTCTCGGCGTCGGCCTCATCAAGCCACTGGTTGTTGATCGTCAGGTCGATCATATTAATATCGAACCCGAAACGGGATACGCTCTCTTCCTTGGATATACCATTTTCCATCGCATCAAAGAACTCGGATACCTTATACGTACCGTTATTTATCTTCCTGACGAAATCAGAATATCCCTTGGGAGAGTATTTCCTCATATAAGGATACAACCGGGTTCTGGCGTACTCGACAAGGATCTCATCAGTCTTACCCATCGCTATGTCGTTAGCTAGCTTATTATTGAAGTCAGAACCGTATTTCCTTCCCAAAAACGATACCTCCACGGTCGTCCATGACGGGTTCTTCCTAGATAGCTTAGCGGCCATCCTATCCACCTGACTCCGTGAGCGGGCAGACATATGTTCCTTGGCGAATTTAATCTCATCCATACCCTTGTCGTATGCCATGGCATCCCTTAAAGCGTTACGGTAAGAATCCGTGACTCCACTCTCCACCGTATCAGGAATATCCATCTCAATAGCCTCAGCGGAAGAGACGGCGTTAATAACGCTCTTAGCCTCAGCCAGACGATCATATAACTCGTTTATCTTTCTTAATGAGGCGGATCCACGTAACCTATCGAAATCATATTCCCCGTATCTCGTGCTATCCCGGTACTGGATAAGCAAAGGCCTTAGCTGGTCATTGATCTCGTTTATTGTCGCCATCGCCTCCTCTACCTTCTCTATCCTTGATGATGATACAGATTGCTCCGTGATCTTATCAACCAGATTCTCGTAATAATCACCCTCCTCGGATCCCCACATATCCTTAGAGAAACCAAGATGACCGCCAGCCAGCAGGAACTCGAACGCCGCCTTACCGCCCTCGGACCGCTCTATCCCACGAAGTATCTCCTTGAACTCGGCGGAAGCCTTACGACCATCGTTGGTATTCCCGAACTCCTCGGCCCACGCCTCGTCCCATGCCTTGATCTCCTCGGACATCATCAGAGCCTCGGATCCCTCTTCCTTTGGTGTCCCATCGGAATACCACTCGCTCTTGGCTATAGCCCTATCACGTAAGATATCCAGATAAGATCTCCAAGCTATAGGATCGGATTGAAACGCCTTCCAATCGACCTTCCCGTTCCTCACGAACTTATCCATAGCCACATACCTGCTCCTGCGGATACGGGTCATGAAATCGGACGTGGCTTGCGATACCCTACGACCCAGTCTTTCCTCGACCTTCTTATTGACTTTCTCGATCTTATCGTAATAAGCCTGCACCATAGGTTTCTCTCGGTTCTCGTCCAACCACCTATTTATCGCGTCAAGATATCGTTGCTGATCCTCGAACGTCATGTCCGAGATATCAAAATTCTGGATGGTAGGTTTGAATACATGATATACCTCCTTCGTAATAGGCTTATCCCCGTCATATCCTACTATGTCGTCACGGGTCTTCACCTTAAGGCCTCTATCGGATAGAAGAAGATCGATAAGCTGTTTCTCGGTCTTACCCGTAACATTCTTAAGATCATATATATCGATAATAGCCTTAGCCTGCTCGGTCCTGTATAGCAAATCGTATTTAGCGAAATCACGGGACGAGTCAAGGTAATCCGAGTTCTTCCCATTTATCTTCTGTATAAGATCCTCATTATCCTTTATCCCCCATCCACGCTCTTTCATCATCCTAGTCATCTTATTGATATTAGATATACCTTCGGTATGGGCTTCATTATGGGCCTTGGCTAGACGTTGGCCTAACATACCTAAAATAGCGTTACCACTATGCTCCAGCGTACCAAAGAACCGGGACATGACATTGATATCCTTATGGATGTTATTTATCAACTTCTTTATCCCATTCCAATATCTTTCCGGGATATTAAACATCCTGAGCTGTCCATCCAGCCAGTCCTCATCACGATCACTTCGAAGAGCATTTATATCAGACATGGATGTCTCAGCCATACGTAATATATCATCCATATCCTCTACCATGCCAACCTTATTGCTGCCATAATAATCAGCCGCCTGATTATTGACGAATCCACGAAGGTTCCTGATCAGAGGAACTATCTCCCCATATACGTTATCGATAACCTGTATCGTCTCATAATCCAATCCTTTTCCGCTCTTACGTAGGCTACTGGCGACAGTGACCAAATACTCCACCTCAGCCTTGGCGGTCGCTATGACGCTCTTGGTGGATAATAGGTTGTTATTCTTATTTAGCTCACCCCCGACTTGTCTTACCTTCTCGCCTATATCACGTAGAAGGGAGATGCTTTCCCCGATCCTCTGGCTCTGGCTTGACCTCATCCTCTGTAACCTAGTGTATAGCCTCTCCAATGACCTCCCGTTCTTGATCAACTTATTAGCCACGTCAACATCCGATAATGAGTACATGAGATGGTCGCTATCCTTTAACAGAAGCACGTCAAATGCGCTTGGATCATCAGCTAACGCCGACTCCTTTATCCTATCAAGAACCTTATTCAAGTCTGATCTTTGGGTAGAGAAGAAATTCCTTATAGCCCGGATTATCCTGCCAAACAAGGAGAGCTGGGCGTCCTCGGACGAGGCCAGATCCTCCACCGCCTGTTCCATGCCCGGTACGAACCGCTGGGCCAACGTCTTACCTAGGATCTCCCGCTTCACCATCCGATCCAGTTCCTCCCCTTGGTATTCCTTCCCATACACCTCATAGTAACGACCGGCGAATTGATTCCATAATGGCGTGCCGACAACAGAGTCCAGAACCTCGTCAATCTCCTGTTGGTTACGGTAAGTATCGATCAAGAAATGAGCCACCTCCTCATTAAGATCCTCTACCGTAGCTCCCTCGGCCAAAACGATAACCCCATTGGCCATATCGGACAATGCCCTAGCCGAAGGCTCGACACCATTACGCATCTTATACTTATCCATATACTCAGACATACCCATCACACGGATACCTAACGTGGATAAGATATTGGTGATATCAGTCCTATTCTGGAGATCCTCCGCCTTCTCATTCTCGATAACCCCACGGACATTGCTTCCGTACAAAGCGTTATCCTCCATCATCAACGACAAGGCTAGCTCCATGAACCCATCATACTTATCGTTAAGCTCCTCAAACTTACCTTGCCTTAACATGCCCTTGATCTCCGATCTGCTTACCGTAACCTTATCCCCTGATGTCGTGATAAGATCAAGATCATTACTTACCTCCGTATCAAAACCTATAGAACCCAATACGTTCATTTCGGAGGACTGACTTCCAAACCTATTCCTTAGCCTAGACAAGGCATCCATAGCGTTATAGATCTTAAGACCATCGGAGTTGCCGGTCCCTGTAAGATAATACCTATCTCCTAGCCTTATACGCTCCCCGCTCAACAGACCTTTCTTGATAAGGTAATTGACAAACCCTCCACGGGTACTTATATTAGAATCTGAGCTGATGCCAAGGACCGGGATGAACGAATCACTGTTGTTAAGGGTTATGGAGGACGAGCCAAAGGAGATGTCAGCCGTACCGGACGGGACGTCGCTCTCCTCGACACTGCCGGCCAAGAACCCGGCCTCGACCCGCCCACCGGACGAGCCTTTTATGGCGTTGGCGTAAGATTCGTGTATCTTGCCGTCATCCGATCTAAAGAACAGGCGAGGCTCACCGGAATCATATACCAATCTTGAAGATGGGGGCGTATAATCTTCAATATCATTTAACGGCAAGACATTACCAGAAAATATGATCTCCCCGTCTATATTTCCGCCCTTCACCCTGATATTAGGTCGTTGACCGGTAAAAGCGCTTTCCACGGCCTTCCATAGCATACGGGCTGTTTCTTTAATATCTATATTCTCCCTGATAGCCCTTATATCATCCCATGACGCCTCTTTCAGTATCGTATCGCCAATATTATCCTCGTTTATGGAATCCAGATCCACCTCCTGTACCGTAGATGTATCTACCACAGCCATATCATTGACATCACCTACCTCTCCGGAGGTAAGATAAGCCACGACATTGTCGCTATTCCCGAGACTTCTGGCCAACGCCGGGGCATCCATATCGCTTATGGCGGACAAGACCTTGGCTGACATAAGCTGCCCCCACTCGCTGGCGCTAAGTCTGGCGCTTATGGATCTGGCGGCCTCCTTATTCCTTGACACGGATCTAGCCCAGTCACCGAACTTGGACCTGAACTTGTCGTTATAAATAGTCATATAAGCCTCAGCCGCCTTATCAAGATCACTTACGGCTGCTATACCCGCTATCTTATCGAACAAGGTGGATACCTCTCCGGAAGGGGTCAAGACACGGGTTATCTTACCCTCCTTATTCCTTTTAATTACGCAACTCGACATAACTTCATGTTTTTGACAAAGATAAACAAAAAGCCCCCACAAATAAGCGGAGGCTGATATTCTCATATTCCTTATAGAATTTATGACTTAATCCGTATTCTTGCTATTGATGAACTCACTAACGCAATCACCAGCGAAGCCGGCTATATACGCTGCGTGTTCATCCTCTCCGACCTTAAAACCAAGAGACATATTGCAAAACTAACATACGCTCAGGTGATTATATACCACTTTACACTAAAAGCGTAAAATAGTACACATTTATACGGAAATCCGTACCGGGTTCCACCAAAACCCTCTACCTTCTGGTAACATCGTTACATCAAAGGATTCTTTTTCTGATTTTCTAATGATGTTAAAAGCACCATTGATATCAGCATTAATGATCTTACCAATATCTTTTCCATATTAAAAACAGAGGGATACCGATCCCATCACAGACCTATATCCCCTTATAATAAATTAGCGACGAAAAGCATGGTGATGGACATGCGCCACAAATGTAATTACAAAATTCGTAAAAACAAAATATCAAGGGCAATCACCCGTGCATTCGCATGGAGCATCGCTTTTCAAAACCCCATATACCCGATTGTCGCTAGTCAGCCATCGTTTGCCGTCGCTCGTGATATAAGCCTGCCGGCATCCCTCCTGATTCACCGTGAGCGTCTTCTTAACACCTTTTGGAGTTGTTATCTCCAGCTCAAGAGTCCGATCAAGACCGTTGTTCATCACCGAGCCAAAGGAAACGGGGGCGCTTCCGGCCCCGGACCCCGGACTGACGGTCAGAGGCTGGTCCGTTACCTCGCCTACCCCGTCCTTCCAATTAATATTCAAATCACTCATAATTATGTCTTTTAATTATCATCTACCCACAAAGATAATAAAACAAGAGAACCCCAACCGGCTTTAGTCGATCGGGGTCTGAGTAAGCGAAAAGAAACTGATTATCGTCCCATCATTCTCAATACGGTTCTAGCCGCAGCTTGCGCCCATGTCCAGCTGTCATTAGATGTTACGTTAACCGTCTGTTGAGTACCATTTACATCCAAGCTAATAGTCTCCCTGTCAAGCTCGATAGTAGAGTCTCCAGCGGTTTGCGTTACCGTCACGTTGGCTGCCTGGCCACCAGCGGCAGTTACCTTCAATGTAGCTGTCAGTTCCTCGATCGTGACGTTGGCCGGTACGTCCGGGATCGTGATGCTCCAAACGAACTCGCCAGCGGCTCCGGGGTCGTCGGCGATAACCGCTCCGTTAGCCGTAGTCTTTCCAGCCGCCGTGTAGTTAGCCGGGAGCTGTAACGTAAGCCCGTTCTCCTCAGCCGGCGTGACCGCGAACGTAAGCTTAGTACTGTTAGACTTACCGGTGATGGTAACATTACCACCTGTCTTTTGTACGGAAGCGTTAGAGCTGTCTGATCTTACCGCCTCAGCAGCCGCTGCCTGATTAACTACCAACGCCTTCTTAGCCGCGCCGTTCGTGGTGACCGTAAGGTTGATAGTGCGTTGAAGACGACCGGTGTGTTTCTCACCGGAGAAATTAACCGCCTGATCTCCTGATCCTGATACAGGGTTTACGGTTACGAAACCGAATCTTTGCGATGCCATACTTAAATATATTTATAAATGTCCTTTTATTATGCCAAAAATAACTTATATAATGTTAGCCATAAAATATGGGGGGGGGGATAGATAGCACTACGACTACACCCGCTCCACGTACAGACCTATTAAATCCTGTAGATTATGGCTGAGAGGAGTTCCGCTATCCCTAGTACACTTATACACATCAGCGTTCTGGATGTAATATTTATCCTTGAATATCTCCATTGGAGGGAAATACGGGATAGGATCCCCTATGGTCCCGGCATGTTCCTTATCAATGACCTTGTATAAGGAAGCCGTATTTAGTCCGGGTTCCCATTCCTCCGACAGCGTATGTTGTTGGATAACCTCATAAAGGATATCCGTATCCTCCTTAACCACCCTAAGACAAAATCCGGTATCCACGGATAGCCCGAACTCCGCCCCTTCTTGTCCCCATATAGGGAATAGGACCTTAATATCCAATTTATCGTTAGAGGATAAGGATAAGTCTTTATTATTAACCACCATTCTAGAAAATTTTACAGCCACCTTCTGAGGATCAGAGGCGTCCTTCTCCTTCGCCTGTTGCTGGATGTATGCTGTGGTGACACTTATCTTGTCTGGATATCCGGATTGGACATCAATAGCCCTTACCTGCTCTACGGTAGTGGCTAGATTGATCTGCTTTTGCTTGTCCCCTAACGCCGACATAAGATCATTATCATACTTATCCATCATCCCGATCAAGATCTTGCCTTCCGTTATATCGAATTCCAGACCCATGATCGTTATCTTTCCAGCTATAGCACCATCAGACAAGGCGTTACGTCTATCATGTTCAGGAATATAGATATTCTGATCATCCAAGAAGAACTCATATAGATTTCCGGTCTCATAAGTTCTTATTTCCTCGTATTTAACTGATTTCTCCTCATTAAGAAGCCTTGACTCATCCAGCTTAGCCTCGATAATCTCCTTGACAGTAGCTTTAGGATTAGCCTCCTTAAACGCCAGTTGCTCCTCCCCAAGCTCTATCCATGGGGCGGGAATACCTTTGGAGTAATCATCATAACTATAGCCCTTGGCGTAATTATCGTCAAGAGGCTCATCTTGAACCAACATCTTGGGATATATCTCCCTGTTTATATATGTAAAACTCATAGCTTTTAATCTTGTTCTTTAACGGCGATGCTATACTTGCCTGAAGCGTAACACCAGATATTTACCTCGAAAGGCTTGTTAGCCGTAGTGGTTATAGAAGTTCCGCTCATGCTGACATAATCCCCGGAGTTGGGTATCGCTTGGGTGAAAGCCGCTGAGGGTACACACCTGATCATCAGCTCCTCCCCTACCTGCATCCCTGACTGCACGGATAGGGTGGTAGCGGCTGATAACGTAGCCGTGATACTTCTCTTGCTAATAGGCAGGTGAGCTAATGTCGTGACCGTATTAACTCCTATAAGCCTGTCCATGGTCTTCTTGTCAGCCGCCGCCATCAACCCGTTAGTAGACTCGTTGGCTACGGCGTATGTCGTGTTAGGAGGTGTAGCCCAAGTGCCATCTCCACGCATGAAACTGGATGTACTGCCATTAAGCTGTCTCAACAAGCCGTTAGCTGTAGTAGAGGCCAATCCGTATGTGGTATTGGTAGGTACGACCCATGTCCCGTCACCACGAAGAAAGGACGTCTGCTTACCAGCGGCAGGAGCCGGTACCAATCCCGCAGCACCAGCCGCCGAGGCCGTAGCCGCCTTCATATTGGCGTAGGTAGTATTCGTATCCTTATAATAGGGGATACCACCGACAATAGGACAGGCGGTATAGCCGGAAGCACTTGTCACGGTACTGCCGTTCTTGACCAATCCTGTGGACCCATTAGCTCCTACAACACCATACGTTGTATTAGTATCCGTCCAAGGCACGTTGACATACATCTTACCACTACTATCCAGCTCTACCGGATAATTCTTACCGTTCTCAGTATATCCGATCATCACCAATCCTAATGTCGTGGTATTGGCCTTGGCGTATGTGGTATTTGTCGGAACCACCCACGTACCATCGCCACGAAGGAAAGAGGTTTGCTTGCCGGCAGTCGGAGCCGGTACCAATCCCGCCGATCCTGCGGCTGAGGACGTCGCTCCACCCATGTTGCTATATGTGGTATTAGGAGGGGTTTGCCATGTCCCGTCACCACGAAGATACTTGGCTTGCGCTCCGGCGGCAGGTGCGGGGACCAAGCCGGCCTTTCCCGACGCTGAGGCAGAAGCGGCTCCCATATTGGTGTATGTCGTGTTGGTATCCGTCCACGGAACATTCACATACATCTTACCATTTCCGTCAAGAGCTACCGGATAATTCTTCCCATCAGCTGAGTACCCGATCTTGACAAGACCCAGATTATTGCTCGTGGCCTGTGAGTATGTAGTGTTATTATCCGTCCATGGAACGTTGACGTAAGCGTTGCCGGACGAATCCAGTTGTACCTTATAGTTCTTCCCGGAAGTCGTATATCCCACCTTAATACCGCCAAGAACGGTAGCGGAGGACGTGGGAGGTGTGAAGGTACTTGGTTTGCCCGTAACCCCTGACCAAGGCACGGAGGAAGCCTGACTGGCCGTGTAAGGCTCATACCCATCCTCACTGTTTAATTTAGAATCGTCTTTTATCAGATACATCTTACCTGTAGACGTGACCTTTACCGTATCACCACTTTGAGCCGTAGCGGTGGTAAGGGCGAATCTAGCCGTATCATTAGCTACCACGACCAATCTCTCCAAAGCCGCCTTAGGTAACCTATCTATGCTGATGGTTCCGGACGCGATCTTAGAGGCATCAAAATTGGCCAATGTCGTGGAGATAGTTACGTTGCCTCCGAAGTCCGATGAGACACTACCGGTAACAGCCCCGGACAGCGCTATGGTCCTAGCCGCCTGTAATTTCGTGGCGGTAGGGGCATTATCCGTCTTAAGAGCATATTTGGTAAGATCAATATCATTAGCCTTATCCAAAAGCTGATCTATCTGCTTACCATTGTATTTACCTTGAAAATCCTCCATATCAAACTTATTTTTTGCTCAAATATAGTTATATACATAAATACCAAGAAATCGAGGGGGGGGGAAGATACGGGTAAGTGTCAAAAACTGCCGTCCCCGTGCAGGAATCCGCTACGGAATATAATAGCCTTGTCTTTAAGTTTCTGGACAGACCCCCATTCCCATTCACCCTCACAAGGCTTAACGACATACTTATTCCCCCATGTCTTAAACTTCCTCTCTATAACAAACATCTCTGGGTCTTTTAAGACATGGAAGATACTTCCAACAGGGAAATACTTATCAGTTCTCAATATAACTCGATGATGTCTCTCGTCATATTCAGGATCGCCTACGATACGTGCCTTATAAAACTGGAAATCATTTAACGTCTGATCCACTGGCTCTATCCAATAATACCCCTTACCCATTGCAGTTTGTATTTAATTATCTATATTCGCGGTGTAGTAACTCATAATGTTTTAAGTGATTTTCAACCAAAGGGGAAGGGTGTCCGCGAGGATGCCTTTTTCATTCCCGCCCACCCTTCCTATGAACAAAAGATCTACCTCGAACAAATGTAATCATAATAAGGCTACGATCAAAAAGAAACCCTATCGGTATTCTATTGCCGACAGGGTTCTCCAACGTTGTATCAAACCTAAATCATATCACTCCATTTGATTGTGTCACCGACGAAGCACCGCACCGCCAGCCACCTTATCAATAGCGCCTTGTACATTACAGATAGCGTTTTGTAATTGAGAGGTAGAACAGTTAAGGGCGTTAGAGATCTGATCAATAGCGCTTCTGTTACCTTGGATAGCCTGCATCAGTAGCTCACGGCCATAGTCGTTGTTCAATTGAGCCGGAAGACCGTTAGCGCAACAATCATTTCCATTACCACCAAAACCATTTCCGAAACCACGTCCGCCCCATAACCAGAACAGGACAATGATCCACAACCACCAACCGTTAGCCCCTCCGAACTGGTCTTGGTTGTTACGACCGTTCATCAACGCAGCGACTAAATTCGGGTCCATCTTATTACCACCCAAAAGGCTGGTAAACATACCCGGAATCATAGATAATAAACCATTAGCGGCGCTACCGCTCCCGGAACCCATGCAAGACAAAAAAATCCGGAGCGTATCACTACGACCCGGATTCATCGCAAATCTATAAAATCCAATGTTTCAATGCTCGAAAGAAAACGTCTCACGACATCAAAGAGAGATTAACTACACGAAAAATCTCGCATCAACTTATTTGTATTAGCAGTGTATTCATTAACTATCTTACCGGATGAGGGATTATCCTCTATCCTTGACAGGCGGTTATCGTCACTCCTTACCGTAACATCACCCATCCTTCGTACCACGCTTTCTTGATATGATGATGGATCGGAGTATATAAGATCATCGACGAACCTATATATTGATCCATCAACCGTCTCACCTATCTTCTCATATAAGCCGGATTGGAACGACACGAAATCATCATACCTTCCACGAGCCAAGAACGAACCGTCCGGTCTCGCCTCGACGCCGCCGTTGACCTCCCGGAGCAGGCCCGGATTCCTTTGGTACAGATACCTATAAAACCCGGCATCCATCATCCTATCCTGTCTATCCAGATAGAAAAGGTTTCTCATGCTACTGTCACCGGACTCGATAGCCACGTCAAACAGAAGATCCCTTACCTGACCTTCCGGCAACGACATCTCCATGCTTTTTAACGTACTTCTGTCATGGTGGTTCAAAGATACATTATAAAATCCATTAAAATCAAGGAAACGTAAGACATTATTATATAAATCCGATTTTTTTAACCTTTCCTTGATCTGGATCTTCCTCAACGAGGTACAGGATTTGATAAAATCCCGATCCTTTCCCTGCCTAGCCTCGTATCTCCTGAACTCCCGATCAATATCGACATCATCAATCTTAGGGGTTACGGGATGCTGATATATTAATCTGGTAAGGATCATGTTCTCGGTATTCGAGGATGAGATGTTGGACATAACCAGCTTTTTTATATTATCCTTGACCACACCAATATCGGAACGGGAAGCCCCGGCGGGAATCACGCCAGCCGGCAAGTACGAGGGCCGCTCTATCCCGATATCGGCCAACATCTCATAGGCCTGATCGGTGTCGGTTATCGGGGCTGTGTTGTGGTACGTATTCCTACCCATATACAACATGCTCCTATCATACATATCGGAAGGGGATGTATTCCCGGATCTTACATACACCATCCTATCACTGGTAGAATAAGTATCCTGAACCTCGTATATCGGATTCCCTTTTCCTGTTATCCTATCAAGATCGGAGATAAAGCTATCGTATACCGAATTGCCGGCCTGTATGGAAGATAACATGACATCCAGCGACGCCATAAGATCACGGATATCCTCCGGTCTGGATATAACCATCTCATCGCTGATCGCCTCGCTTATATCCACGCCCATGTCGGCAAGATCCATAGCTATGTCATACAGACGTCCGGAAACGTCCTTGATGTCCTTAAAATCATCCATGTCGATTATCTCCCCAACCTTATCCCTTAGACCCTTCATATCCTTAGGCATACTGATATACGGTGTGGTACTATTGAAGTACGAGTCGGTAATCGTATTTCCGTCCTGACTCCGAACCTCCATACGGGTCATATTACGATACGTGTCATACATCCGATCTGCGTAATCCTGATCCTCCTGATACCGGAGTGCCAAGGAAGGGTATGGGATGGAGGCGAAAGCCTGATCGAACTCCCGGCGGTCGCTGATACCGCCTACCGCCCTCATGATCGTATCCCTTACCTCTATTGGATTCAAGCCCCTTCTCTTTCCTAACGAGTCATATGTATCCTCATATATCATATAATCATCACCAAGACCTGACTCGGAGGATAGGAAATACATATCCTTCTCATTAAGATCCCCGTCAGACATAAAATCGACAACCCTCCTCATCATATCCCTTACCCGCTCATACGCCGATCTGTTGGTCATGATATTATCAATCTCATCGGCGTCATACATCCCGGATCGCTCAAGATTGTACCTATTGAGAAATATATCACCACCGGAGAGGAAATTGGATATGATCATATCATTAAGATCGTTGATATTATCGACTCCCAAGGAAGTAAGGGTGTTATTGATATCCTGAACCTCATCGGCCATGAAATTGCCAGCGAAATAGTTCTTCCGCTTGATAAAGGACATGACATCATCATACCTAGGTTCCCCGTTACTATCTAGGTCATATTCCGATGGCATGGACATCCAATCGCCAAAGAAAGACACGAAGTCGGTGGAGTAGGCCGTACCCCAGACCGATAAGGCCTGCTTCTGGTCGCCCAGCACCTCCATCGCCCTTTGGTATAATCCGGATGGTTGGTTGTTAGGGGCAAGGACATTATCTACCCCACCCTCCTTATTTTTTATCACATAACAAGATCTTCCCATTGCTAAATCGTTTTGACACAAAGATATAAAAAATCCCGCCTACTCTCACGAGCGGACGGGAGCCAAATAACAATAATAACAAACCTTATGTTTCTCCGAAAAGTACAAATCTTTTTGCCGATCCTCACGGACAGGCAAAAACTCAATCCTAAATTATAAAAAATGGAGTTTATCGTTTAGCGAAAATATCCTTATCTGATCTACTGAGAACCCTACCTTTTAATTCCAAGAACCTAGACATCCATTCCCTAGATATCTTAGACACGATCCACTGGAATCCCTTAGGAGTCACATAAACAGTGTTAGTTCCATAAAACTCATCATCATCACGATATCTATAACGAGCGTAACCACGATCTATCATCCTTTGGGAAAGCAACCACCTCTTACCGGTCTTAGCGAAGAACTTATTATCCTCAAGCAATATACGAAGATTCTTCTCAGCTATATCATATCCATGAGCCTCTAGCTTTTCCCGAACCTCTCTGATCAACATATCTGTCTCTTGGGCTATTTCGGCTGTCTTAGCAAACTCAACCATAGGAGCCTGTTCTTTGATGATGTTATCAGATATCCTTTTAGCCTCTAATGCAAGCTTAGCTTCTTTTTCAGCCCTTTCTCTAGCTTCCACCTCATCAGCATACATCCGTAAAGCCTCCGAATAGCTAGATGGTATTTTATTTATCACTTTATGAAAAACATCCCTGTAAACATTAAATACAGATCTAACCTTTCTAGCTATAAAATACTCCATACAAGATATAGAAATCATATAAACATTTACAGGTCTTCCTACTGTCGTATTTTCGCCATTTGTGGCTAAAATCTCATAATCAATACCTTGCATAAACTGATCACTACTTACTAAAGCTCTAACAGCTTTCTCCTTAGCCGAATAAACCAATGGCCATACATCATCTAAATTAACAGGGAATTTATCACCAAGTTTACTTAGATTTAAAACCTTTTCAAAATACGATCTGATAGATAAGTCATCGCTCAAAACAATATTACACATAATACAAAACAACAAGGGCCGTTGGCGTCCGTTATTCCACCAATAGCCCTCATCTATCGCCTACGCCTAGGCGAGTTAATATCTTCTTATGGTCCAATAACGGATGGACACCGCAAATATAAGACCTTATTTTGAAACTACAAACAAATAGGAGATATTTTTACAAAAATTGTAATCTATCATATTCTCTCACCATACAAAGCGATTATATCTATCCTCCATCATCATCACCACCTTCTTGATATCAGATAAAGTTAGTTTCTTTATCTCCATATTCCTGCTATCCATTCTGACAAAAGAGTTCTTGAACTCCTGCTCGGTTATAGCCTCCAACCTAAATAGATTGTATTTTATAAGCAACTGGCTTACGTCAAATATCAGGATATTAAGATCAATATCATCCTTCAACTCGTCAAGAAGATCACGCATCATGGCTTTGATAGCATCGGTATCAAGTTCCAGTTTCTCGGCCTCCTTCATCAACTCCTTGATAATACCATTGTGCTCGATTATGATATTAGCGTTATCGTCATCGGTAGGCAGAAGTACATCCATCGTACATTTTATACCAACCTTATCACTAAGCCTTTTATTGAACTCAGTCATATAGTCAAAAGCCTGATCCCTGCTTAAGGCGTATGTATGATCAAGCAACTGCTTTTGTCTGACATCGACAAAATAGTTACTGGTGTATAACATCATCAAGACCTTTACTCGCTGGATGCGTAGGTCTTGCATAATTTTCCGGTGTAAAAAAGCATCTAATTGCATAATATAAAGAGTCCCCACCGGGGCCATCACACACCCGACAGGGACCAACTTTTAAATATCTTACTCGTCAGGTGATGGATTGACGCCGCAAAGATAAGTCAAGATATTTAATTTAGCAAGGATTTTCCGCCTCGTTTTCTCCGGATACTACGTTACCGTCGGAAACCAAAGACCTATCCTCAGCAGCCTTCGCGGGCGAGGCGGACCCCGATTGGAGGTCAGACGGGCTGCCGAACGGGGTCACAACCTCCTCGAAGAACGTCTCATCCCTCCTGATACTCATCCTGAACTTAGGGGCTATGAAAGGATCGTTATTAAGATCGATGTTGATCGTAACGTCATTCATCAAAATATCCTCCTTAGTCCTGGAATCGCCTATCCACCCTCTTACGTCAGTAGTCATAGGCATCTTACTAGCCGCTTCCTTGACAGCCCCTAGCCGTTTCTTGATAACATCCACGTCTCCCGTCAACGGAATCATATATGTCTTATTATCCAACCCGGATCTGGCTATAGCGTTATTAAGATCCATTATATCATCAATACTTACGCCTCCGCCTAGACCTTCCATAATCCTATCAGCCATCGATCCGATCATGGATGAGAATGATGATATATCCTGATTTTTCAATCTTACGGGGTACAGGTAATCTCTTCCATTTCCTGTCTTTATAGCTACAACCGGGATACGCGAATTTTTATAATTACCATACTTGTCCCTAACGATAGCCGTACAGAACGGGAATATGTTATACCTAATATTATCCTTCATCGTAACCTCCCCGTTCTCTATATATCCTACGCTCTCGACCTTACCAACCGTCTCATTGGTAAAGTCATTTTCGGATACCATCAACGTACCATTATCATCACTTATGCTAAAATTAGGTCTTCCCGGCAAAACACTGGTAACTGTGCCTACGAACGGTATATCAATCTCGCCAGCGACAGATCCTACATTATCCCTATACAACTCAAAGGCCATACTCCTTAAATCAGCGTTACTTCCTTTTGAGTCCGGGTCATCGGCTTTCAGTACCGAGACGAAATTGCCATCGCTATCCACGATCTTAATAACCATATTATCAACCAGCTCTCTGTAAGCCGACTCAGTCTCATCAGAATTAGGATCAACGGCGTTAAGTCTATTGTATTTATCATACAGTCCCTTGGTGTATGGATCTGACATATCCATCTTAAACCTTACCATATCACCCTTGCGAAGGCTAGCCGCTGCTTCCTGATTCACCGACTCGTTGTTAGACCCAAACGTATCACCCGTATAATAAGGGACAATAGACCCATCCTGCCCCTTGCGATACACCATGAACCAGTTGGAGGTCGATAAGGCGGTCTGCCGCCCCAGTATGACACCGGTAGCGTTCTCGAAAGCCTGAGCGTCATCCTCACTAATCATCCATCTTGAATGATTCTTGGACTCAATAACGCTGAACATGTTCGTCCCATCAGTAAAATCCATCACCATCTTATCATCCATAACATATTCACCGGGCGTGACGAAAGCCTTAAGCCCGGATCCCGCCATAAACCTGTCAAGCCTCATCCCTCCTACCTCATAATACATGACCCCACCGATCTCCCTCTTTTGAGCCATCAACACCACCGGATTCTGGGCGGCGTTGACCTCCGTCCTGCCGGTGGATGTCCCGGGTTCGCTCTCCGTGAGAACATCACCCATAGGTATAGACTTATCGTAATCCTTGACAACCATACTTCCATTATTATACAGCCTCATCCATTCCACGAATTGAAGAAGAGGATCATCAGAATAATTATTAATGATATCAATGGTCTCATTAAGTTTATCCTGATCAACTTCATTCCCGTTGTCAATATCATTCATAAGATCATTGTAAGTCTGTATAGCCCCCTTAACCTGATCCTGATCAAGACCATTAATGTTTATATCTATGATATCATCAATAGTATCTCTGATGTTATTTAAGACGTTATCGTCGGTATTTAACCTATCTATCATTGACCTAATCTTATTAAGCCTAGCTATAGGATTATCGCCAAACCCATTTACAAGATCATTGATACGATCCTTATTATTATCATATATCTGCCTCTCCCTAGGAGATAAGATATCCTCATTACCGTTCCATATCTTTATAGCTATATTATTGATTCTATCGTCAGAAGGATTTATGATATCCTCATCATCAGGAACCCTCTCGACTATATTACCTTCATCGGTCTTAATCTCGTTCTCCATAGATCTGGCTATCATATGATTATATGTCTTGAACATAAATGCCTCATCCTCCCCTATAAGACCATCTTGGTAAGCCTTGTCTATAGCTTGGTCGTTGGCGTAAAGATCATTGGCATCAGGATTATCAGTATTCCTGAAATCATACTTGCTATCATCCTCCTCATAAGTCTTACCCCATACGTTCGATAATATCTTCATGAACCCGCGCTCCTGCGCCCGGATGAATCTTCTGTCACGCATACGACGAAGAGACTCGTTTATATTCTTATAAGCCACAAGATTATGACGATACTCACTAAGCAATGCCATAGCCTCCTTATAATTATCAACCCCACGGATAGATACGACGTTCTCAAAATCAGCTATAGTATCATAAGCCGCCATAAGATCAGCGGCACTGATCCTTGAATCATTTCTATTTAAGAACAACTTAGATATATCAGCCTCTGAGTTAATTAACGTAGTTAATTTCCTCTCCAATGCGATCCTATCCTCTGTTAATTTAAGAAGCCTATCATTCTCCTTGACCAACCTAGCCTTATCAGATTCAAGAGCGTCCTTCGACGCGACACTTTGTTGAAGCCTCAAGATATTCTTCTCCATCCTCTGTATATCATCCGTAAGCTTCCTTAATTCTTCAAGATCCCTGCTCGAACCAGGATTAAGACGAGAATATATATCAAGAGCGGGACCTATATCCGTATTGTATATCCTTCTTAACTGATTGGCTATATCGTTCAAATTATCCTTCGCCTCAAGGCCATTATAAGCCATATTGGAGATATAGGCGTTAAACGACCTATTGGATATACCATCGGTAAGGGAGTCGGCGAACCTATTGGCCATGGTAAAATTATCCACCTTCTTATTAAACTCGTTGACAAGATCGGCTTTATACTCATTAACCTGCTCATCCGTCATATTCATATCGGACGCTATATCGCTATTAGGTATAGATTCGACTACCGTCCTGAAATTCTCCTTGGTATCACCCAACATCCCCATCTCCGAATCATAACGGAGACGATTGAATACGGCGTCACTAAAATCCTTATTTATGATCCTACCATCACTCTCGTACGATGTGTCTACACCAGATAATTGAGCGTTAAGAGCCATACTGCCACGAATAGCACGGACAGCGGCGGTGGTCAAGGCGCCGGCATTGGCGTTGTAGGCCTCCACCATCCCCTTGTTCCGGGACATGTCTTGGCTCCATTCCTTTATACCCCCAATAGTCTTTCCACCCATAATCGATCCGATAATCATACCGATACCGATCTCCTTCCATCCTTGGCTAGACCCGTACGTCTCCTTGAACCCATTCTTTATAGCCTCCATATAGCCTATATTCTGCCGGATAGCCATAGGATTGTATCTTGATTCTACCCAATCCTTGGCGGACTTACTAGCCACTCCCTGAAGACCTTCCTCATACAGACCCTCTGACACTGGGCGCTTGATGATATTGAACGTATTTCCGGCTACCTTCTGCCATTTCTTTGGTGTTATGGCTCTTAACGTACCGTTATCCATCCTCTCGGCACCTACGCCAAATATATTGCGTTTTATGAACTTATCCACACCAAGATCCATGCCGAACATATCGCCGAACATAACTATATTGGATAATGACAATATGCCGACGTTGGCGGCAAATACGGCATTAGCGGCATTGGCATTGTCAGCTCTGAACTTTATAAGCTCCTCATATGGGACTTCCCTTCCATAAGCGTTACGGTAAGACTGCCTGAAATTCTCCTCAGCCTCCATCAGCATGCTTCTGGCCTCGACAGACGCCTCCCACGAGGTAGATGTGCCAAGGAAAGCGAGGGTGTCCAGTCCCTTGCCTATCCTCCGTCCCGTACGGGCGGCCCTAAGGTAGACGCCGAACGCTTTCTTGGTATCCGAAGCCGCTTTGCCTATCCTAGCCAAAGCCACGCCCGCCCTAGCTCCCGTACGAGCTAAGTTCATCAATCCAGCGCCGGAATATACGGCTGACGATAACATGGCTCCAGCGGTAAAAGCAAGACCGGATAAAAAATCGTTAGACCAGAAATTAGCCGTGGTCATGCTTTGAAGGAAATTCATATCCCGCTCCTCACGATTGTAATAATGAGCAAGACCGTAATCCATCTTCTTGTCCTGATCATCCAACCATCTCGTGAAATCGTTATCAAAAACAGCGTTAAAATTACCTCTGGATACACCGGCGTAAATACCATAAAAAGGCTGAATAACACCACCTAATCCATACAAAGCGGCTTTACCTACAAATTTCCCCAAACCTCTCATCCATTTCTCAGTCCTACCTTGACTCCTAGATAAACGTGTGTCGTTATCTACACCGGGGATATAAGACTCGTATTTAGGTATCCAAGTACCGCTACTAAGTCGATACCTTGAATCCTCCAACGATATCTCCGGACCAGTAAGATTAAACCTGCCCTTATAGCTTTGATCAGAAGCCATATATCCTAATGGGGACATATGTTTCATATCATCATAATAATTTGTCTTAACAGTATTCTTGATCCTCTCCGACAATGACGGTATCTGGGACTTTGATCTCTCGGAAGCGGAATACGGATCCAATACCGGAGGCAGGTCACGATCCGGTATATCATAGGGATCCGTACCAATAGCCTTTATATTATCTACGTTTATGGTAGGATATCTGTACTTCTCGGCAAGATCCTTTCCGTTAGAGGTATTATTATAGATTTCCATTGTTTCCATTATTTCCACTATTTCCGTTATTCCTGTTTCTTATCTCCTGATCAATCATATCAGCTATGGGCGAGATGAAGCTCTCGAAATCATCAGTAGTAGATCTTCCCTCGCTCCTCCAATACACCTCATTCTCCTTGCTAAGTATCTGTTGCCATGCCATGACCAAATAATACTGCGGGCAGAAGTCGATCTTCCTTGCTACCTCATCAGCATAGTTAACGCCATCCAGATCAATTGAATACAACGGGGTATTACCCTCTCTAGCCCCTCCTTTGCTATATATATCAACATTTATCCCAGAAGAACCATTATTATACTTATATCCGGAAGCCCTTAACTCGTACATAGAAGCGTTATCGAACAACACGTCAGTAGCGATCATCATCTGATTCTTCCTGATATTACCGTCATTTATATTCGTAAACATATCTATATAAGGCATTACCGTGTCCTTGGCCCCGCTAGCGTAAGCGAATGGAGCTACCAACAATGACTTAGCCATCTTCCCATAAGCGTTGTTGCTTGAGCTGGCGAAAGATATGGGTACGACACCGGAATCATAGGTCTCGGACGGGATGCTTACATCCTCTTTGTAGAAAGTAAGTCTATTCGCAGCCAGATCAGCCTCGCTTACCTCAACAACAGATCGACCATCACCTCCATTATTGCCAATGATCTGATAATTACCATCACCTATAGGGGATATGGTAAACGTTATCTTCGTATTGGCATTATCCTTATCCTTAGGAATAAAACCGCCACCACGGGTAAATAGGTCACTAACCTTTATATAATCTTTCTCTTCTTGACTTTTAGACGGATAATCACCGGAGAAGATATACTCACGCTCGGCATACTCATGACGATATTGTCTCAGGTAATCCTCGCCAGCACGTTTAGCGTCATCAGCGATCCTACCTAAATCCCCACGACTCCATTTATGTCTTAATAAATCATTCCTCTCTTTATGAGCCTCATCATATATAGCGGCAGCGACAGCGATCGCCCTGTAATCCCCGGCAAACCTATCTCTTATTTCCTTAATGTGCTTAATCCTACTAGCCCCAGATACGGCAAGAGACATTATAGATTCAATATCATCAAGCGAAAAAGACGTTCCCATTAAATCATTCACACGATCCAATAAGACACCTGATTGACCCGAATCCATTGATACATGAGGCATTTCTCCTCCAGCACCGTAATTAATAGTATTTATATTATCATTTAACAAAGAGCTGTAAGCGGACAACTTACTCCAATCATTTAATGTTATATCGTTTATACCATTTATATCAAAAACCTTATCGCCATTGTTATTAATATCTCCAAGATTGAATGTGCCGAATCCATAACTAATATCTATACCTGACCCACTGTCCGATCTAGCTTCTCTCTGAATTATAGTATCAATACCATCCAAAACAGCATTGCTCGCCTTATTGAATCCATCATTGATCTTATTATACTTCCCTCTTTGGGTATTTAATCCAAGAAGCTTCAAATAACTATCCTGACCATTGTAATCAAGCAACTCGTTCCTTGACCCTCCATTGGCCTTGAAATAAGCCATGATAACCTGATCGTTATCCATATCCTTGACCACGTTACTATTCTCAGGATCAGACGCCCATGCGTCGATCTTCCTTCTAGCGTCATCTGATAATGACTTAACGAAATTACCCATGCCGGTAGTCACCGCCTTCTCGTTGGCTATGAACCCGTTCATGAACTCATCGCTTATGCTCACATCGTCAAGGTTTGCGCTCTTGGTAACCACGGTAGGCCCGGTCGTGTCATCACCTCCGCCACCTCCATTCTCCGACTTGCCCGATTTGCTGGCTCTCATCAACGCTGCTTTCTCCATGGCTAGATTATGCCTTTTTGTCTCATTAAACTTAGCTCTCTCCATCATCTGCTGATTAGCCTTGAAATAATAATCATCAACACCCAACGTCTCGTATGAGTTATTATAAGACCATCTCAGCCCGACGCCACGAAGGAACTGCTGTCGTACCATGAACATGCCGGCTCGCTCCGGGCTGTAGTTGCTACCGATAACGCCCTCGGCCTCCTCCACGAAATCATTTCTCTGCTTGATAATATCCGCCAGCTCCGACTCCAACTTAGCCCTCTTGGCCTTGTCATTGCCAACGCCCTTTAGCTTGGCTCGTATGGATTCTTCCTTGACACTGAAATCATCAATATACCCTTTAAGGAAATCTGAGGTGCTTTGAACATTAAATAAGTCAGGATTCGTTCTAGCCATATATCTTCCCTCTAATTGCATCTGAGCCTTACCGTTCTCAGATATAGAAGCCATGGCTATATCCCTGACCCGAGCGTAACTCATCTCATCTATATACATCTCACGCATCTCGCCCGTCCTGTTGCCATTGGCATCAGTCACCGGTACATTGACTTTCTTCCCCTTGTTAAGGGAGATGAAATTCTTCATCTTCTCATCAATCTCAGCGTGGTAATCCGTATAAGGGGTATAATGTATAGGATTAAGACGTGTCCCTACCTGACCGTCATTCATCCAAGCCATGGCATCCGCAAAAGCCTCAGCCTCGTTTATAGGACTATACATCTTGGGATTGTTCAGCTTCATATCCTCCATCTTCTCGCTAAAAGCCCGGATCTCCCTAGTACCGGCAATAGCATTCAACACACGGGTATCCAGAGCTTCTCCAAGACGAGCCTGTATGCTTCCGGCTATACCGTCGGAAGCCAAATTAGATTTACGATACACGTTATTCACGTCCTGTATCAGCCCATTTAACCTATTCTGAAGATATTCCCTATCCTGAGGTTTTATAATGTCAGAATTGATAATATAATCAGCATACTCGTTTATAGCCTGCCGATTGGTATCTATCTTCTGCTGCATGTACCCCATACCCTGCATCATGACATCCATGTTGTAGGGCGATACATACTTGCCGTAATTCCTTAATATACTATATTGTGAAGCCATTATTTATCCCTTTTTGCCTTTAGTTACTTCATGAGCAGGATATAATCTCCTGTAACTTAATATATCCCCTTGAGGATCTGCGATCAACTGACCATTGGGACCAATCTTAACATCCCCGAATATAGATCTTAATGTATTCATGGTCGTAGCCGTGTTCCACTTCTGCTGGATCTCGTCATTCACGCTATCGAAATACCTAGCCCAATTCTCGTCATTAATAGCCAACCCCTGCAATATCCGTTGTTGATAAGCTTGACGTTGGGCTATGTTCTTGTCGTAAGTATTCGCCCATGATTGAGAATTGACATTATCAGCCCAAGTTCTTTGAGCCACGTTACCTTGCTCTACCTCATTAATGTACTTACCTATATTGGAACTCATTATAGCCTGTAAATTAGACGATAATGCCCCTCCTTGGGAATCCGGGACATTTCCCATCTGATCTAATTGTGCCTGAAAAGCGCGATTAGCCTCAACCATATACTGATCAGCCGATCTCAACACCGGATCCACGGTAGGAGCGTAATGCCTTTCCAGACCTTCCGTTGTCACGGATCCCGGAGTCATCCTGAACACCTCAGGGAAATCAAGACCACCACCTACTATATTTCTTTCTCCCCTATTGTTATCCGACTTACCTGTATTTGTATTGGTATTCGTCTTAGGAAGGGTACTAGCATCAATAAGCTCAGGCATATCCAGCTTAACATCGGGAGCCGCCTTGTGGGGATCGAGTATGAAGTCAAGACCTTCCATGCCTTTCATGGATCTTAACGCCTGCATCTTAAGCATATCCTCCCCAAGGATCTTATTAACAACATCTTTATTCTTGTCAGAAAACAGTTGACTGAAATGAGTGATACCAGCGTCGTTAAGAGCCTTGTGTTGATCCTCTGTAACTACATCCAAACCAATCATAGGACGAGATGACGAATATTGACCAAACTTATTATCTCTCATTCTATCATGATATGCGGCCTTCTTGTCTTCCGGGTAATTACCTTGGCTATCCTCACCGCCAAAAGAAACGAGCGTCGTGTAATCCCGAAGCGCCTCGGCGTTGGCGATAATCGGGTTCTCCGCCGTGGCCAAGCCCATCCAGCCACTCGTCTGCCCGTAGATAGCGTCCTGTAGCGCCCTAGCCTTAGTATTGCCCGTGGCATTCATATAAGCCTCATAAGCGACAGGATTAAACGTCTTATAATAATCCAGTCTCTCATCAGCATTAATGCCGCCATAAGAACCATCCTGACCTTGACGTTGATACCCAAACGTATTATCCTTATTATTATACTTGTTCTCAACAGGACGGAAAGTAAGTAAATAATCAAATAAAGAGCTACCACCCTTCTCCATTTTCTGACGAATACCAGCCACTTTCTTAAGCAGCTCTTTCTTAGCCTCAGCTACATCATCTTCTGTAAGACCATATTCTTTCATGGATCTAGATATGATGTTATCTATCTCACCACCCTTAGCGAAATACGTATCCTCATCCTTCTTCATCTTCCGGTCTTCCTGCTCCTTGTATATGACATTAGCGAAGTCCGTAAATCTTCCCTCTAAGCCATTAACCGTCTCGTTACTATCATTTATAGCCTTGGATAATACGGAAGCGTTTAAACGCCTCGTATTCTCGTCATCTATCTTATCGTTCTTCTTCAACTTATCCAAAGCCTTCTTCTGATCATCATAAGCTGATTTAAGACCGATCTTGATCTTATATCTGTCCATTAACGTGGCGTACGTATCCTTCGGCGTGGCCTTAATACCATATGTATCTCTGATGTATTTAGCGAAATCAGGGTCTATGGTAGTATCATCGGTAATAACCTTTGTACCCTGCTCCAAAGAAACTGGTGTCCCCCCATCAGCGTGCCTCTGCCCCATAGCCTCCATCGGTGCCTCCCCGGGCTGCGTCACGTACTCGCCCTTCTCAACCTCTACATTGGCTTGATCTTCCATCGACTTAGGTAACGGATACAGATACTCACCGGTAAGACTTCCGCTATCGAACCTATTATTAGGTCCTAGATAAACACCACCTCCATCCTTATACTGCATCTGGGATTGCCTTCTCTGCCTAGCCTCACGCTCTTGAGCTAACCTGATATTGGTACGGGTACCTTTCTCAGACGCTATCCCGGAAACCACGTTACGAGCCAGCCCCATGATACCACTAATTCCTGATGCTATGGTAGTTATCGTATTAGCTGTTTTAGCTCCAGTGGATAAATCACCATACCCCTCGCTTCTCATACGTCCTATACCACGCCCCATCTGGGTAAACCTAGATCCTATATCATCAGCGCCATAGTAGGGGATGGTGGTAAAATCAAAAACATCCGTCTCGCCTGAACCGGTCTTAGACTTATCAACATCGTTAACAGTTATGTTATTAAGCGTAATACCATTGTCCTGATAATTCTCAGCTATACGTTGCAAACTACCCTTGAAGCTAGCCGGAAACACATTATCCTGATCAAAAGCATTAGCATATTTAGTCCTCAACTGATCTGGAGTATCCAAAGAATATATCCCTAGCGGATTGACCGGCGCGGGTAATCCTTGGTTGGTATTCACCAAAGGTTCTATACCTAACCCTTGTATACCGTCCATATTACCAAGCATATACGACCCGACTTCCCCGGCCTCTTGATATTTAGGTATCTTCCTCTTGATTACGTATTTGCTCATGTCTAATTAATTTCGTTCTGACACAAAGATAATTTAAAAAAACAGAGACTCATCATTTCACAACGATGAGTCTCTCAGCAAATGCTATTATTATGTACAGAATTAAATTCTTTTTATGAATAATGATCCTATAGCCTTAACCAAATCATAGAAACCGGCAGAACTGAGACCTACAGCCACTCCATATAATAGAGCCTCCCACCATTCACTCCCTATAAGCAATGGAGACACCTTTAGTAGCCACGCTAATATACAAACCAGCATACCTATGACTACGGCGGATAGGACTTTAGCCCACTTATGGGTGTCAATATACGGCACAACCTTGGCTAACTGCGTAGCTAACATCGTGACGAAAGCCATGATGCCGGTGAAGGTAGTTAAATCAATAGTGATAGCCCCTTCTGATGGGATTACCTCTTGCGCCATCAAAACGAACGGCGTCAATAACATGGCAAATAAAAATAACAATCTTTTCATATCTAAAACGTTTAATTACTTCGCAAATATAACACTAAACTGATTAGATATATAAATATTTATTGGAATATAGATATACGACAATATCCAGAGCCTATATGTCCCTTTCCTAAATCATATAATCCACCCAAAGGATTAGGCATTTTTTCTAATTCCCCTTTCACATCTGTCCATACGAACCCGTTCCCATCTATCATCTTAGTGTCAGTAAATACATATTTATCATATTTCACGCATCCCGGATGACCGGATATATACGAGGATCCTCCACCACCAGCTTGAATAGCGTTCGACGATATCCCGCCGCCTGGTCCTCCATAAAAGCCTCCTCCTCCACCAGAGGAATACGAAACGCCATCAAAACCACATCCTCCTCCCACTCCTAATAGACCTCCATTTCCGTTAGTTAAATCATTGCCGGAGTTAGATCCTCCCGCTACTTGGGATGCAGGAGTTCCCTTGGCATAGCCCCCCAGATACGCCTTCAACCCTCCCGCTGATCCTCCGTGCCCAATAAAATAATACTCACATCCTCCACCACCTCCCCCGGATACCATAATACGGGTCTTTAAAGAATCTAAATTTAGAGGATCGCTATTGTTGGACAACCTCAAATCTGTAGCTCCGCCCCCGGCTCCCTCATAGATATACCTTCCAGCGCCCTCATTAGTCATTGAATGCCCTGAACCTCCTCCATTATAATTATATTTTACAACATTACTCGTCTGCTTAAGTCCACCATTTCCACAATACACATAAATGACATCACCACCAACTAACTTGATAAATCCAGCCACATATCCACCATACCCAGGGGCATTAGATTTGGTAAAACTTTCTTCGCTATCATTGTAACCATAATTACCTTGACCACCCCAGCACTCAACATGATAATACGCCGACTTTGGAGCTACAAATGTATGGTAATTATTACTATTATAAGTGTATGTATACAATACATCCAAGCTTTTGGGACCTGTCATTACACGTCTTCTCATAACATACCTCCCTTTAGATATTTTACTAACAATGCTATAACCATCCTCCTATCATCATCCATAGCATCTACCCATCTATTCCCCCATCCTAAACTACTAGGGTGGGAGGAGGGGGGGGTAAAACAAGTCCCCTTAAATAACACATCAAATAAAAACAACAACTTATTCATAACAAGATATTTAACATTAAAATACTAACTATTATTTCTACTCACACCTTTTATGTTAAGGCTTAACCCCGGTATCATGTTAAGCACCAACCGCCTTTTCGCCTGCTCCCTACGCATACGCTCAGCTTCCGCTATCTGCTTCTCTGATTGGGGATCATTCTTGATATTATTAGTAATGTCCTCTATAGCTTTCTTGTTAGCGCCAGATTGAGCTAGCATCTTATATAACAGATCTTGACCCTCCTTCTCCCACCAACTATCCATGGTAGGACGAGAAGCCAAAGAAGGATCGGAAGGGGCTACCGTCTCAGGTATAGGCTGATGACCTCCGTCCCCCGTGCCCGAATCCCGCTGCCCGAACTCATATTTCATTGGCTCGACCTCCGGGACACCATACCTATTAGCGAATACATCAGCGAACTCAAATCTCTTCTCATTTCTTAAGGTCGATCCAAGAGGCCTACCGTATCCTTGATTCCATGCCACGGTAGCGTCCTTGTAGTTGACGGCGTTATCGAAATCGGATTTAGAATACATATAATAGTTATACTCATTCCCCTGAGCGTCCTTGTCAAAAAACTTTCCTTGATTGATGTAATTCCAACCTAACCCCGGGACCTTGCCTTGATACTCATCCACAAGATAATCCAGTTGTTGGGTTAATGTAGGCTTCTTGCCGTACCTACGCTGTAACTCTTTCTTTCTCGGGCCAAGCCATTGTTGAATACCAAAGTCACCGGCGGCTCCTAGGGCTTCGGTGTCCCCTCCGGACTCGGCGGCGATGTTCGCCAAGATACCAATAGCTTGAGTTTGTGGTATACCCTTCTTGTCTGTTAGGTAGTCCCATATCTCGTCATACACAGTCATCTTACTATCATCTGATCTACGAGGATCAACAACGTATTTGCCAGCCCCATAATCTCGTTCTGTATTTACCGGGCCTCCATCTTCCTTGTCCTCCAACTTATTCTTGGACGTAATGGCATTACGGATAAGAGCATCCCTTCCACTTTCCGGAAGAGGATTTCGATCCTCAAACGACCCTCTCTCCTCAAACTTATCACCTATAGCGTCTAATGTCTTAGTGACTATATTGACCGGGAACTCTTGATCATTACTATAAAAATCATATACATCGTAAACACCTAACCTCCCATCCGGACGTCTATAAATAGTAAAATTACCAAACCCTGATAACGGGGTAAGATCACCAGCAGCTTCGGGGTAAAAATCATACTCAGAAAAAACCGTAGGCTTTCCGGATCTTACCGAATTACGATTCTTCTCAAATATATCTACCCATTCTCTAGACTTTTTCAAAAGCTTCAGCCTACCATAAGCATCATCTGTAGCCGGCTTATCAGAGCCATATATTTCTTGCTCCGTATCACGAATCTTTTTATCTAGCCTCTTTATCTCATCCTTAGTGTCACGATTGAACATCTTCTCAATATCAGTAATGACATTATCAGGAATCCTTATCTCCTTGCTATTTCCATCAAGACTATTAGGCTGGGATAAGAATCTACCCCATAGCTGTTCGCTATATTCATCAACATTAGCTTTGCAATTTCTTCCGTATATAAATTCCTTAACCTTATCGGGAAGACTGGCATTTGAGGCTACCACATCAGGAGTGACATTCTTATACAACCTCCTTCTTACGGCGTTACCTATGATGTCTTTTAAATACAAAGCTCTATCAGATACATCTTGTCTTACATACATAGGATCATTACCAGTAGGACCTCCATCAGCTTTCCGCTCAATTTTCTCTCCCCATAACCCATATTTCTCCCTAGGCCATATGCCGTCTATGGCATCCACATAACCAACGGGATGCTCCCCGTCCAGACGCCGGTTTCGTCGCTCGTCCGCAGGGTACAGGGCGTTGGCCAACGGCTGCGTGATATGACCCAACCCCTTATCCTTGGATCTCGACATAACATCCACCACAGTCTGATATATAGGTCTTAATTTCTCAGGCAAATACAATCCCGCCTCATCAACCAGCTCGCCTATCTTCTTATTTATACCCCTAATGCTGAAATTATAATTACCCATGCCATTATTCAACGGAGACAACGCACCTCTTATCCCATTCATACCCTTAACAGCAGCTCCTCCGCTAAGGATATCAAACTCCGGGGATACGTTCTTTAAAGGGCTGTCATCCATCCCCCTGAAATATATAGGGCGCTCGCCTTTGACCACCCTGTCAAGATCCTCCTTATATAAATCCTTTATCCACGAGGGAATCTCCTCCGGTTTATTCTTCTTCGACATATACTACGTTTTTCACAAAAATAGCGATAATATTATAAACCTAAAAACACGAAACGGGCACATGATAAAATCACCTGCCCGTTTATACACTAATGCATATGGTACGCAGCCAAGGCTCCTTTAGCTTTTTCCTTAGACTTGTACTTAGCCGGCCATAATTTACCGGTCTTGTTACTAACCACTCGCCAATCACTCCCTACTTTCTTAATGCATCCCGATTTAGGGCACTTGCCTGATTTACTAACAGCAGATCTATTTTTCACCATATCATTGCGTATTAACAGTTATGCTATAATCTTGTAAGTTTATATCAATATTGACAATCTTCGAACTACCAAAATCATATACACACAAATTTAAATTTCCATGTAAAACACCAGCGATAACATCGGCATAGGAAGAAGCCTCATCACCACCCACAGCATTATAAAAATACAGATACATATGCTGTTTATTAATAATACAGCTTTTTATCTTATCGAAACCTTCCTTGGTAGTATTTTTCTTAAAATCAATTCCTTCTAAAATATAACTTGAGATATCCACTCCAGAAGAACCTATCTCCTTATAAGTCCCATCATCCATCAAAGCCTTGGTCCCTGCACCGGCCGTAGAGAAGTTGATAATCCTGCTATCTCCGTTTTGATCACTAATCGTTAAGGCTATATCCTTACTCTGATTATCAACCATATGTACTGTATATTGGGAGATAGAGGAGGTAAAAGTAAGGTCTTTGGATATATCAATAATTACATTATAAGATAACATATATCCAAATTCGATCTTTCCTCCTGTACGTAATACGGCTTGTATATTTTCGGACGAATCTTTCGTTATTATTACGTCCCCAACACCGTAGGCCGTAGATAACCCTAAAAGCAGGTATTGCATCGATTTGTCTACCTCGCATTTCGAAGCTATTATATCATATTGCTCCTGAGTGATGGTAGACACTTCATTAAAAGCTATATTAAATAATATATATCTAAAATCATTCTCATCATAGAAATTATCACTCAAGAAGCCTGGCTCATGAACATCTATATCCTGCCATGTACCGTCACCACGAAGAAAGGCTGTACGCTTCTCCGCAGCGGGAGCCGGCACCAATCCCGCAGCGCCAGCCCCGGATGCCGTGGCACCAACCATATCCTTGACCTTATCAAGCCTACTGTCTATTTGATTACCATCATACTTACCAATAAAATCTTCCATATCATTTCAATATATAAGAGGAGGCGGTAAATACCCCCCCCCCCCCCCTCCCCATATGTTAATAAATCAATAAATTTTCTCATCATTACTAAACCATCTTACTATCATCTTGAACCGACTCTCAATGTCATTCACGAACCTTGCCAAGAACCAATCGCCACGAAGACGATCCCGCCACCTCCGATGATAATCGACAGCCCTAGGGTCGATCTCCCGGTCAATGTCATTCACATCCTTGATCCATACCGGTAGGTTATTAGTATCGTCCTTAACCTCGTTGAAGTAGTCGTTGATATTGATCTTCCGGTCTACTTCCGTCACTAGTATATCACGGCTATCGTCGTTAGTTATAGGATATCTTAGGCGCTGGCTCATGTCGTTCTTATCGGCGATGGTCATCCTAAGCTCTCCACTGTTGTTGGTATCGTTATAGAACCATGCCTTATTAAATCCAGTTGTTCTTCTAACCTGATAATTAACCTCATCCTGATACCTTCTGGCATCCATCCGATATTGGTAGTTCGTAAGGATCTTATTCACATACTGCTCACGGACAGGTACCTCTATGACGAACGGATATAGCTTACCATAAAATACCTGATACGATTGATTGGTTAAGCCATGAGACCACAATCCCACTTCCCGACTATCACTAGAATAGTTCTTACCAGACTGGAAATAATGCTGGTGCTCGATATAATAGTCAGGGGTGTATGATAGATATGATTTCCACTCACCCTTCAAACAATTATATCCAACGGTAAAGGAGACATCCGTGAAATGGCTGGTGTCCGAAAGCTCCACCGCCTGCCCGTTCCTGTAGAACCGGCCTCCCCTGAATTGGTACTCGCTTGGATTCCCTACCGGTATGTAATCCCTCTTGGTTATCAATACCCTCTTGAAACGATTATCCCAACCCATGGACAGACCTATACCAAAGAACTTGTTATCGATATCATAATAAGACAGCTCAGCATCCGTATCGGCGTTATATATCCGGCTACGGATGATCTTCATCTGAAGATGTTCCTTAAACCAGTTTCTAAGCCCCGGTGTGACCTCCGTAAGATTCCTACCATTAGAATCTACCTTAAACACCTGACCACGCCTTAAATCGACCCAAAAATGCCCAAATTCACAACTGATCATATCCCGGCTCTGGGTCCCGGAATATCCTAACGTCGTATTATTATACTCGATACCACGAGAGGCGAAAAGACCACCTGTCCCTATCTCGCTATTCTCCGGGGATATTCTCTCCGCCAACACGTCTATGGCATTGTACAACCCTACCTGATTCTCAAAACGAGCCAGTATCTGATCCGACTCTATCCCTTTCATGCTTATAAGTTTCCCGAAAGAGGTCTTGAACTCATGGTAATCCATAGGCTTGTACGACAGCCAAGGATCGGTCATGCCATTCTCCGATACGTCGGCGGTGCTCCATATGACGCCGTTGGGTCTTTGGTAAGCGCAGTCCCAAAAATTGCTATCATACGTCTCTGGTAATGACCTTCCGCCTAGCGTAAAACGATTCTTATACACAGGACTTATCTTAAACACATTATCCCTTGATATAGGGACATTACGCTCCTGAGTCCATGATATATAATCCCCTACCTCCGGATAAAATCCCTCATAAGGCTCAGGCCCGGCTATACGGAAATTGCAATTGATCTCAGACTCCACAAGAAACTGAGGTATGCCATAGAAGTATAGGAAGAAACGACCGCTAAGATACATATCTCCGGTCTTGCAAACCATCTCATAAGCGCTCTTCCGGCTAGGGAAAGAGTATAGCGATCCGGTATACGTATCGGTCTTATTAAGATAATCCTCCCCGGTATCGTAATTGACGAAATAACGGGGATACCCGATGTTTCGATAATCGTAATAAGGGAATGGTATCATGTCCCCCTGACCGAACTGAGTCAAATAAAACATAGGCATCTTCCTCTTAAGCGAGAATCTTGATATAAATACATCACCTCCAAAAATAGGTTTACGCTTATTCTCATCCATCAACCCGCAACCGCCTAACGATACCCACCTGATATCCTCTATCTGCCCGTATTGAGCCGGAGAATATTTCTTTATCCTCATATAAGGACAGGATACGAAAGATTCACGTGTCATAAAATGAGGCGTCATACCAGCCACCTCATCGTTACGAATATTACACTCATCCTGAATACGACTGGTATCGTAACTTGAAACCAACTCCGGATATTCAAGCATATACTTATCCATACCAAATGACATGAACAACGAATGCTCACGATCGAGGTTGTTTATGATAATAGGCTTACCACCTACGGTTTCCCCTTGTGACGAGATGTCTGTAACCGGATACAACCCGCTCTTGATATATTTGGCCGTTGACAATCCACGTAGCTCCGACGCCCCTATTTTTTGGTAAAATAAATTATAATGAGCGACAGAAGTATAATAATAAGCATAGTTCCGTCTAGGTCCCCTATCTATCAATACCGTTAACCACTGATACCTGTACTTGCCTATATCCACCACGGACTGGGCTGTGGCCTTGGCGATACCCGTAGCCAGACGGATAGCCGTCAGCGCTATGCCGACAGGGTTGGCTAAAAAGAACACGCCTCCACCGACATATTGCTGTGAAGCCGACTGATATGTATACTCAGCTATAGCGGATATTAAATTAGCCATAGCCTCCACCGTAGCCAATGATGCTGCCATACTGTAAGCCTTACTCCCTAATATCGTCCATTTAGGGTGATCCTCCACCTCCCTGAATATACCGGAGGATTTACCTAATTGATAACCATCAACAAGGCACTCGGTGGGAGCGTCAGGCTTGTTAAAGGCAATATCAGGACTTAAGAACGAATACCAGATATTACCCTTTCTGTTAAACGGATGCGTTATAAATTCCTCACGATCAATATCCTTATAGATATACATATCATCAGACAAATCGTTGTAAGGGTAATTAGGATAAAGGTTAGCCGATCCGTCGGGATCATCGTACTTAAACATATCATAAGCCAGACCAGTTCCGATAACGCTCTTATCCAACGTCCTATCGCCCCTATACAACTCATATCCTATTATAGAATCTCTTCTAGCCTTATCTATAAGACCGTTCTCTACCGCTATATCCAGAAACTCATTAACGATATCGTCATCAAGCATCAACCCCATAGGATAAATATAGGAGTCAACTCCATATTGACCGGTCAGTTGAGACGGATTACCCATAAAAGGAGCGACAGAGTTATCCGGGAACTTGTAATGACGTATAGGTCTCTGACAAAACGTGGTTGACGTATTGGGGTACTCAGCGTTACCCCCATTACCGGTGAAATAAGACTTACCCCCAACGGATCTAGGAGACCCATAGTATTTCGTCAAAGAATCTATTATGTCCTTCCTCTTTGATCCTCCCGATGATATCCCGATCTTACTTGAATCATACAACTCAAAATTAGCCGGGTACTTATTGGTAGACTCCCAATATCCGAAATCACCATACTGATATGGTCTGGGAGCGCAGTCAGCGGGTTTATCCCCACATGAGATACATTTCGCCTCATAGGTAACGAATCTCCTTAATTTCAATTCTTTTGTGAAGAAGAATACGTATTTCACCTCTAGTGGCCGAATGCCAAAACAGAACGGGGCGGGGAAGATGGCGGTGCCGGCCGTATAGAATCCGGCAAGCTCCTTCATGTCCTGCCTCATGGCGAAACCGGTGAAGAACACGCATACCGCAGGCTCGATGCAAACATATATCTTATGGAAAGTAGTCTTGTCATCATTCCAGAACAAGTACTTTGGCATCATAAATATCTTATGATCCACGTAATTCACTATAACACCTTTCTTGGCATCATTAGCCAAAGGATTAGGAGCCACGGTACCTTCCTTGTCCGAGAAAAACGTTATACGAACCTTATTGTATGATGATGAGTCGCCGATCGGATAATTATAGTTACCCATCATCTCTATATACATAATACCGTTATCAGGATCGGATAAACCACTTATGTATTTCTCGTAATCCAACTCCACCCATCTGGCGTATGAGGATACATGTGGATAGAACTTGAAATAAGTCAAGTTACTTCTACCAAACCAATTGGTCTTGGCGTCAATATCATTCTGCACAGACGCACGACCTTCCCAGTCAGTAGTTATACCGGTATTAAACTTAGAATTATCACCATCGCCAAAAAGACACATGGCGTTCTCGATACCAAACTGACTCTCATATTGGGGGAAATAAGCCTCCATCGTATCCATTAACTGATCAAGCATCGTCTCCGTATGCTTCTTTCCTTCCCATCCGGGATATTGATACAAATATGTGCACTTACCCAATGACCTACCCCCTTGGAATGTAGGAAGTTGAACATCGTTAATAGTAGGATTCACGCGAGGATCACCTACCGAACACCCATTAGTACATATACCCTCATCATATAACTGCCGGACATTAGACATATCCTGACACAAGACCAAAGCGGAGGAGTCTATATCAGACGGGAATTTATCCTCATCCTGACCATCCAGCCATTCCTGAACCAGATCTATGATATTCTTACCTCCATTGGAATAATTATCGAAATCACACAATACAGAGAATTTCCTTTGTGACTCGGCGTTACTTTGTATTAAGGTGGTAGGCTCGGTCTCCGTATAATCACTAGCCAGCTTATATGTAAAATCAATCCTAGAATCCACCAAAGAGTTTTTATCCAATATAGTCCTGGTCTCTATCCTCTCGATATCATCACATCCACTAGGGAAATCGGGAGCCTTTATACCGTCTTGATCCTCCGGCAATGATATAGCAGCGCATAACTCGTCAGTAATACCTACATTAGATTCTATGATATCACACAGGCTCTCTATATTATCAGCGATATAATCAATAGCATCATCTACCGTAACATCTTCCCCCATCGTATTGATAACGAATTGGGTCTCTCCTACCGTGGCATATTCCTGCTCTATATATCTGAGTTGCTTGACATCTAGCTGATTCTTGCATTTTCCTCCAAAATCATCAAATCCCCAAGACGGGTCGTTTATGATCTTTGCCGTATTCTTAAACTGCCAAAGATGACGGCGGCTGTTCCCCGCGCACTGCGGGTTGTTCTCCAGCACCGACGCAGCCGACAGGTCGTCAGAGTTACCGTCCTCATCAACGATAACCTCCATTTCCTCCCTTGTGGCCGGACGAGGGATAAGCGGGAATCTAGCCGTCCTGTATCCTGTATTGGTAAAGAATCTTATACCCAACGGATATACCTCGTCACGCATGAAAGAGGCGTATTTAGAGCAAGCCACACCGTCTTTATACAGATTCTCCGTGGCTATCGATGTCTGCCATTTAACGAAATGACCCAAGAAATTAACGACCGGTTGAAGATTCCATTCATTCTCCACGGTCAATCCGTATTGAAGAAGACGATTCCCGACAGACGTCATGCCTCTGGCTGTCTTATATACCGGTATTTCCTTGGATAACTTCTCCATGGTCGTACGCTCGCTATATTGATCCGTAAGATAATAGATAGTCCTTTCCGTTATCGGATGTACACCTTCTATGAAATACTCAAGAACCGGGCTTTGCTCACCATTAAACCCAACCGTGTTCTGTATAACACCTATCTTATAATGAGATACCTGCTTATCCATATTGGACACGGTAAGGCGGATACCCATGTTGGTCGACTTACCCCATAAACCATCGCGGATAACCATATCTTGACGATCGAATAACATGATTGGGTTGGTCAATGAGCAATATCCGGTCTTCTCTATCCCGAACTCATCGCACAACGCCACGCAGAACTGGTAGGTCCCGGCACGCAGGCTCCCCCCGAACTCCACGACCTCAGGCTCCACGCACGGGGCCGTCAGCAACGGGAACACCAGCAGCTTCTCGCAGGCCAGCCTACACCTCTCTATTGGTTTGTCATCCCCACATGTCTTATACCCATGGTAATGATACCAAAAGTCACCATCATCATCCGGGTTAAGGGCCTTATCGACCATAACATATCGCTGGGGATTATATCCATCGGTCCAGTATATCACCTTCCCGCATTTCTCGTCCTTGATCTCTATATCGAAGATCGGATGATGAATGGAGAAATTAAGACAAGGGTCATCAACCCAGTCCTCTATCAAGACCTCCATCAAATCACATATCTCATCAAAACGACCATCCGACTCCTCAAGCCTCTCGCCAAGGATACGATGGATGTCCTTTCCCGATCCAGCCAATTGATCCTCCACGGTCTTGATATAATCCAATGACCGCATGAACGTGATCTTAGACGTATTATCATCCGGATTGGATAGAAAGAAATAAGTGTTATCACCAGCTATGTCATTCTTATACCCAATAACCTTATAGCCATCAAATCGCTTACATAAAAGGGTACTAGGCTCGTTCTGGATCTTAAGCTGGCTTCCATCGTCACCCTCTATGGTAGCGTTCAAGGCGAAACTATATTCAGACGGGGATAGATCCTGTGGATGCTTATCCCTGTTCATCCCGGAGTCGGGAACCGCTATGTTAGAGTTATTTTGCACGACATTATCTTTTTCGCAAATATAATAAATCCACCAGATAATCACTTATGTGGCGGATTCTAATAAACAGTACGTATTATGCAAAACATTCAAATCGTACAAAAATAAAAAAATCCTCCAGACTTTCACAAGTCAGGAGGAGAACTAAATACTTTTAAACGCTCGTGTAAAGTACAAAAACACAACAATTACAAATTTTTACCCATGTAGTTCGATTGCTTATCGGCATCCTCTACAGATATGTAAAAGAAACCGTTAGTCACGTATCTCTCATTGACATCCACAAAATCAGTAGATCCTTTATCCACTCCTTTCTTCGATCCCTCATCACACACAGCTACCAGACTATTAAAGTCATTGGAATAACCTACGACTACACCGTGTATATCCCGATTTCGAGGATCGAATACGTACCTCATCTTACATCTGTCATAAGCTAACTCTAAAGAGCTTTTGCTTAACCTCTCATCTAATCCAGCACCCGCTACCAAGGCCAAAACGCTCTTTGATATGTCACTCATGGTGGTATCCTTGGTCGGAGCCTTAGGCATAGAAACGCCTTCCATGACAAAATCCAACGCCTTATCTACAAGACCATCGAAATCATCATCTCTTATATAATCCTTAAGTACCTCCAGTATATATAACCGGACATGGAGTTCGTTATTTACATCATTCAATGTGACCATAATACTAGTTTTCGGCAAGGCTAGATTATTCCTGCGCAATAAAAGATCAAATATGTCATAAGTAAAGGACTAAAAAACAACCCCCCCCATCCTCACGGACGAGAGAGCTGATAGATATTTGTATTATGAAAAAGAATAATTACTCACCTATTCTTACAATACAGTCACGAGACTCCTTGTTGTAGATCATCGTGCCTACCTTAGAATACAAGGTCTTTATA